CGAATTGACGATGTTAATGGTGCTCGTCTAGCTTCGTTCCTCGTCACTACAAACTTCTCAAACGTATTGATGCAGATTAGTGATCAGAGCTACTTGACCGGTGGTAACATCATGGGATTCTTCCCAGAAGGTGAAATGGTTACTTATACGATTAATGTGAAACAAGATGGTGTAAACCACTATCTGAAATTCTACGTTAACGGCATCCTACAGTATGTCTTTAGTTATCCAGACACTCGTAAGAAGAACATCGGTAAAGTTAGCTTCACACACCCATTCCATCGTGATGGTAGTTGTGAATTTGCTATATCCGAGATGATGATGTCTGACGGTGAACCACTGTTGGGTGCTCGTCTGGCTACGATGTCGCCTGTGGATGATGCTACCGAGAACACATGGAATGGCACATGGCAGTCCCTTGCAGATGAAGATACCGGCTCTGGTATCTCCACGGATCAGTTGAACGCACGCATTGCTGGTGACTTTTCTGACTATGTGGGCGCTAATTCACCAATTGGCATTCGCGCTTTGGTTCAGTCTATGCGATATGTGGATAACAACTCTGGCCTACGGGTCCAGGGCTACCTGCGAAAGAATGGCGTCAACAAAGACCAGTTTGACCAAACCACGCGGGATGAAAGCCGAGTTATCACGATCTGGGATTCCAACCCGTTTACCGATGCAGATTGGCAAGTGGATGACCTAGAGGATGTAAACGGAGGCGTTCGCTCAGTGGCAGTATTGTAATCAGGTAGCTGAGGCAGACCATGAACAAACCTATCGAATTTTATGTCGCCATCATGGCTGCAGCCGTTTACGTTTTTCAGAGCAATGAAGAGAAGCCTTTCAAATCTCGGTTCCTGATTACGCTTGCGTCCGCTGGCTTTGGCTTCAGCATCGCACCAGATCTGACCGCCTATATCGGTTGGAGTCTGACCATCACAGGGATCCTAGTCACAGCACTAGGGTTCCTGGCGTTGGAAACTGTATCCGCAATGATTTCCGATGTGCCCTTCGTGAAAGGCCTCGTACAAAAAAGGCTCGGACAATGAACACCGTGACACGTCAAACGCTCTCGAACCGCAACACACCGATGACGTGGATGGTTATACTCATCTGTTTTTTCTACTTCGTGCCATCCCTCTTGATGGATCGTATTTGGATCCATCTTGAAACGGTCGAGGTCTCTCCGCTGAATTTGGTGGGTGAACCAATTACCATGGTCGTGCATCGTGAAGTGCTCCGGGAGTTCCGGGGCTACTTCACAGTCGATATACGGCGCACCAACGGTGAGCTGATCTATTCAGCTGACTCTGAGGGCACGTTCATCTATGGCCCTGGGAAGAAGCTCCCTGAGCCTCTCCTGCTGACCTGGTGGATGGGTGGACAAAAACAGATGGCTGAGGCTCGTGCGCGAGGCTTTGACACGGGCTCATACTACATCGACACCTGCCACACAGTCGTGCTGGGTATCTGGGATATCCCTGTTGCCCGCCGGTGTGTGCAGAGCAACATTTTCCAAGTAATTGATGAAAAGGATCTTCTCTGATGGGATATACCGTCCGTGACCTACAAGCCCGCTGCGCTGCCCTGGGGTTCGATCCCAAGGGCATCGACGGTATCCGTGGCCGCAACACTGACGCTGCTGTGCTGGCTGCTAAGGCGGCCAAGTGCGTCAAGTATGAGAGCCAGCTGTTCCACGCCTCTGGGCTGCACCGTGTCCACTGGCACTGGACTGCTTCGGGCTACGTGGTCTCGACTGAGATCGCTTCCTACTACAATGGTGTAAGTGACTTCCAAGGTATCTCATACGATGGTGGCGCTCGTCCTGAACACCAAGCTGATTATCGTGCTGGCTCTGTCGGTGTTTCTCACACGCTCAACGCCAATACAGGGGCTATTGGTGAGGCTGTGGCTGCTATGCGTGGCGCTAAAGATTATCCATTTAGCTGGGGGGATTCCCCACTGAACTGGGAGATGATCGACTCTATGCTGGCCCGGACTGCACAGCACTGCCGTGATTTTGACATTCCGGTGTCCCGCTATTCGACACTGAGCCATGCTGAGATCCAGCCGACTCTGGGCATCACCCAGAATAGTAAATGGGATTTCGCTGTCCTGCCTGATATGGACAAGGTATCCAGCCCCATCATCGTGGGGGACATCCTCCGTGAGCGGATGAAGAAGCAGTTCATGTAATGATGAAATACCTGTATGCATTAGCATTCACAGGCGTGGTTGCCCTGGGAGGGGCAGCCATGTTCTACAAGCAGAAAGCCCTCGGGCTTTCTATTGCTGTGACCAGCTTAGAGAATCGGATCGAGGCTTATCAGGCCGCCGCCAAACTGGCTGAAGATCTACAAGAGCAAAATGAAATCCTGGTCCTCCAGTTAGGCCAGCTGCAGGAGGCACTGACCAATGCTGAAGAATATGATACTCCTCTCTCTGATGTTTTTCGGAACACTGTTGAGCGGATGCGCGACACCCAATCTAGTGTTGGAGGGCCTTCCAAATAGCGTGTTCGAACCTGAGCCTGTCTATTCAGGAGCATTGAATACAGTTGGTGATTTAGGTAATGGCTATCTAGCAAATACCTCCAGCCTTCTGGCTGCCCACAATAAGCTGGCGACGATCTGCATTGCTGCCGGCCGGTGCGAAGCCCCTGATGAAAGTAAATCTGATGAATGAGATCAAGACGCTTCAAGACAAGCCGCTGACAGAGTGGAAAAAGGAACCAACTCTGTTGGATCTCAAAGCCGATCTTGATGCTACGAAGCCATCCCACGATGCGCAGATCGCTCAGATTACTCGCTGGAACAATCTTCGGAATGTAGATGGTGCCTCCAAGCCGAAGAAAACCAAGGGCCGGTCCTCTGTCCAGCCCAAGCTCATTCGGCGCCAGGCTGAGTGGCGGTATTCGGCTTTGTCTGAGCCCTTCCTTGGTTCCGAAAAGCTATTCGAAGTCTCGCCAACTACATTTGAAGACGACGAAGCTTCAAAGCAGAACGAGCTGGTCCTGAATTGGCAGTTCAACACCAAGATTAACAAGGTCAAATTCATCGACGAATTTGTCCGCACCACAGTCGACGAGGGCACATGCATTGTGCGTCTTGGCTGGAAACGCACGACGGTCATGGATAAGATCATCCAGCCTATCTACGATTATCTCGAGATCGAATCCGATGAAGAGATGAAGATGATCCAGGATGCGATGGAGTTGAAAGAGACCAACCCCAACGCCTATCTGGACCTGCTGCCTGACATCCGTGCCGCGGTGGAATACTCGATCGAGAAGGGCGTACCTGTCATCGCCCAGCAGAGCGGCGAGGAAGAAGTCGAAGAAGAGCGGATCACTGAGAACAAGCCAACGATCCAGATCATGCATCCGGACAACGTCTTCATCGACCCTTCGTGCGAGGGCGACTACGAGAAGGCTGGCTTCATTATCGTTTCCTATGAGACCTCCAAAGCGGAGCTGATCAAGGACGGACGGTATACGAACCTCGACCAAGTGCTCTGGTCCTCCCAGTCTGTGTTGGCTCAACCTGACCATGCCACCGAGACACCCAGTGACTTCGAGCGACGTGACGAGCTGAAGAAGAAGGTCGTGGCCTACGAATACTGGGGCTGGCATGACATCGACGGGGACGACATCCTGAAGCCAATCTCCGCTACCTGGATCGGTAACGTGTTGGTTCGGATGGAGGAGTCCCCCTACCCGGATGAGAAGCCTCCGTTCGTCGTGGTCAACTACCTGCCCAAGAAGCGGGAAGTCTTCGGTGAGCCGGACGCAGAGATTCTGGAAGATAACCAGAAGATCCTGGGTGCTGTCACCCGCGGTATGATCGACCTGATGGCTCGCTCTGCGAACTCTCAGACCGGCTTTGCCAAGGGCTTCATGGACGTCACCAACCGACGCAAGTTTGAGAACGGCCAGGACTACGAATATAACCCTGGTCAAGACCCACGGGTCATGACGTTCATGCACCAGTATCCTGAGATCCCGAACTCGGCACTGACCATGCTGCAGCTCCAGAACCAAGAAGCAGAGGCTCTCACAGGTGTGAAAAGCTTTGCCGGCGGTGTGTCTGGGGAAGCCTATGGTGATGTGGCGGCCGGTATTCGCGGTGTGCTGGATGCCTCCTCCAAGCGTGAGATGAACATCCTGCGCCGTCTGGCCAAAGGCATGACGGACATCGGTAATAAGATCATGGCCATGAATGCCCTGTTCTTCTCCGAAGAGGAAACTATCCGGGTCACGAACAAGAAATTCGTGAAGGTCCGTCGTGAAGATCTGAAAGGTAACTTTGACCTGCAGGTCGATATTGCGACTGCCGAAGTCGATGAGCAGAAAGCCAAGGATCTAGGATTCATGCTTCAGACCATGGGTCCAAATATGGATCCATCCATGAGCCGCATGATTCTATCCGAGATTGCTCGTTTGAAGCGCATGCCTACATTGGCTGAACAGATCATTCGTTTCGAGCCACAGCCTGATCCAATGGTTGAGCAGATGAAGCAGTTGGAACTGCAGATCAAGCAAGCCGAATTGGCCAAGCTACAGTCTGAAGTTGAATTGAATGCTGCCAAAACGATGGAAGCTCAGGCCGATGCAGATATGAAATCTGTGCAAGCTCAGAATGAATCGACTGGTGTTAATCACGAACGGGACTTGCAAAAGCAAGCTGCTCAGGCAAAAGGTAACCAGTCCCTTGAAGTGACCAAGGGAATTCTGAAGCCGAACAAGGTTGGTGAAGGGCGTCCTAATGTCGAAGCTGCTGTTGGATATAACGAACTCAGCAAGATGCTGGATGCACCGCGCCAGCGCCCACAACCACAACCCGCCGCCCAGAACATTGGATCTCAGCAATTCGACCCACGCCAAGATCCAGCTCTGAACCCTGCAATGAACCTCTGAGGAAACTGGTAAAACCATGTCTCAAATCGCACAAGATATCGAAGAAATCGAATTGACCATCGAGCACGCTCGGCACCTGGTCGAGAAGGCTGAAATGGCCGATCGCCTTTCCCGCAATCCGGACTTCCGGAAGCTGATTATGGAAGGCTATTTCGAAACTGAAACCGCACGCCTCGGCCTGCTGGTGGGTGATCCCCATCATGCTGACAGCCAAGAGATGATCATGAATGACCTGAAGGGCACCGGCGCCTTGAAGCGGTTCTTCCAGAACATCTTCCTGCTGGGCCGCACAGCTGCTGCCGAGATCGAATCGTCTGGCTACACCCTGCAAGAACTCCGCGACGAAGAGGATGGTTCAGTGACCACCGGCGGCGATGACTTCGAGGGGGATGACAGCTAATGGCTGACCTAGATTACGAAAACATGTCTGATGATGACATCGCAAAAATGGAACGGCCTCCTGAACAGGAGGTCGTTTCGCAAGAAGATCCATCGGCACAAGAGCAGGAGCAACAGGCCAATGCAGAACAAAAAGCTGCTGACGAAGCTCAAGCTGCTGCTGATGAACAAGCTGCTCTGGATGCCGCTGCCGAAGCTGCGGAAGCCGAAGGCAACGAAGACCCCGACGAAGACGAAGGGGATGAAGGCAAACCAGCTGTGGAAGGATCTGATGATCCCGAAGAGCGGAATCCCCTCGGCGATGATGACGATGCGCCTGCTCCCAAAAAGCCGGAAGTAAAAGCTGATCCAAAGGAAAAGCCTGCTGAAGGCAAACCTGGGGATAAGCCGGCGGCCGAAGCCAAGGAGGAAGAGAAGACTCCCGCGGTAGATTATGAAGCCAAATACAAAGAGATCATGAAGCCGTTCAAAGCGAATGGCCGTGACGTCAATGTGAATTCGCCTGAAGAGGCAATTCAGCTGATGCAGATGGGTGCTAATTACACCAAGAAGCTGCAGGCCTTGGCTCCAAATCTTCGTATGATGCAGATGCTGGAGAACCAGGGTCTGCTGAATGAAGACAAGCTGACCTATCTGATCGACCTCAGCAAAAAGAATCCAGAAGCTATCCGGAAGCTGATTGCTGATTCCGGTATTGATCCCCTCGACATTGATACGACTGTTGAGCCTGGCTACAAACCTGGCGAATACTCCGTGTCCCAGGAGCAGATGGTATTCAACGATACCATTCGGGAACTTAATGAAACGGATGCCGGTAAAGATACTATTGCTATCATCCACAAGAACTGGGATAAGGAGTCCAAGCAAGCCATTTACACAGACCCGAAAGTTCTCCGCGTCATTACCACTCACAAAGAATCCGGTCTATTCGACCAGATCTCCGGTGAAGTAGAACGCCAGAAGATGTTGGGTAACTACGCGAATGTGCCCTACCTGAATGCTTACTACGCTGTTGGACAGCAGATGAGCAAAGACGGACGTTTGCAACAGCAAGCGGCACCTGCACAGGAAGCCCAAGCGGCTCCTCCTCCGCAGCAACGCCAAGTGCTCGAGACTCGTTCAGCCCCCCGCAAGCCAGCCGCTGATCCCAATGCGGATAAAGCAAAAGCTGCAAGCCCTGTGCGCACCGCTCCCAAGCGCGCCGCTCAGGAATTCAATCCCCTGTCCATGTCGGACGAGGACTTCGAGAAAAACGCCAGTATGGCTAAGCGTCTGTAAGGAAAAACGATGCACCAGTATAACGATCCACCCACCACGAATTCGACGGTTGGCGCTCAGTTCGAGACCTTCTTCTGGCACAAGAAAGCCCTGATCGAAGCCAAGCGTGAAATGTATTTCATGCCGATGGCCGACGTCATGACCATGCCAAAGCACTTCGGCAAAGAGATCAAGGTCTACCACTACATTCCGCTGCTGGATGACCGGAACATCAACGACCAGGGTATCGACGCTTCCGGCGCGACCATTGCCGATGGTAACCTGTATGGTTCCAGCAAGGACGTTGGCCTGATCACTGGCAAGATGCCAACTCTGACCGAGACCGGCGGCCGTGTGAACCGTGTTGGCTTTACGCGTATCGAGCGTTCTGGCTCCATCACAAAGTTTGGTTTCTTCACCGAGTTCACTCAGGAATCGTTCGATTTCGACAGCGACGAAGATCTGTATTCCCACCTGTCCCGCGAGATGGTCACCGGTGCGACTCAGCTGACCGAAGCCGTTCTGCAGGCTGACCTGCTCTATGGTGCCGGCACAGTGCTCTACACGGGCGAGTCTGTCTCCAACGTGACGATGACCGGCGAAGATGGCGCGACACCTTCTGTTGTGACCCACGATGACCTGATGCGCCTGTCTGTTGTTCTCGACGAGAACCGCACGCCGAAGCAGTCGAAGTATATCACCGGCTCCCGGATGATTGATACCAAGACGATCAACTCCGGCCGCGTCATGTATGTCGGCACCGAGCTGCAGATCATGCTGAACAAGATGGTTGACTCCTTTGGCAACAAAGCATTCATCCACGCTCACCAGTATGCCGATGCCGGCACGATCATGAACGGCGAGATCGGGACGATCGATCAGTTCCGCATCGTGGTTGTTCCCGAGATGCTGCATTGGTCCGCTGTCGGCGCTGACGTTGTCACCAACGACGGCTATCGTGAGACCAACGACAAATACAACGTCTACCCGATGTTGGTTGTTGGTGCTGAATCCTTCACCACGATCGGCTTCCAGACCGACGGCAAAACGGTGAAATTCAAGATCACCACGAAGATGCCTGGCAAGGAAACTGCTGACCGCGCTGACCCATATGGCGAAACCGGTTTCAGCTCGATCAAATGGTATTACGGCACCATGATCCTGCGCCCGGAACGTCTGGCACTGATCAAGACGCTTGCCACTCAGTAAGCTTCAGATATGAACTAGAGGGGGGTGGAGAAATCCTCCCCCCTTTACTTATGAAATGTAACCTAGGAATATCCAAATGGCCTCCGACGAGAACCAAACCGACGAACCCCAAAACAACCCCGAAGCTGAATTGGCATCGCTGAAAAAGCGTGCTGACATCATGGGTCTGCAGTATTCGAGCCGTATTGGCGTCGATGCATTGCGCAAAAAGATTGATGACAAACTCGAGGGCAAACCTGATTCCGATGACACCACTGCTGCCGGCGACGAGGATAAGATCCCCGCGGTAGAGACCGTCCAGCAGAAGCGCAAACGGATCCAGAAGAAAGCTATGGCTTTGGTTCGCTGCCAGATCTACAACCAGAATCCTTCGAAGCGCGACCTGCAGGGCGAAATCGTCACTGTGGCTTCCGGCATGCTGGGCACCGTCCGGAAGTTTATTCCCTTCGGCGAAGCAACCGAAAATGGTTATCACATCCCGCAAGTGCTGTTCGATGAGCTGAAAGAGCGCCGGTATCAGGACATCCGGACTGTCAAGAAGAATGGCCAGATCGACGTGAAGACGCGGATCGTTCCCGAATACACGCTGAACGTCCTGCCGCCTCTCACCGCGGTGGAGCTCAAAGAGCTGGCTGAAGTCCAAGGCGCTGCCGAGCGCGTGGGGGTCTAATAGATGCCCACTGCACCAATCTCCGACTCTGGTGGTGTGGAACTTGCTCAGAATCTCTATGAGATTCTGGGCGAGGATTTCAACCTTCCAGCGATTGACCTGAGCGGCACTGATTACGAGCTGCCGGATGCAACAGGTGAGCTCTACTCCAGCGTCAACAAGCTGACGAATGATGATCTGACCACCGGTGTCGTAGGCGGTCCAGGTACGTTCGACGTTGTCATGGAATCCATGAAGGCGCACCTCAAAGAAGAGTATGACCGGGGCCGGATAACTGGTGCCGAGTATTCCAAAACCTATATCTCGCTGACGACGGCTGCCCTGAGCACTTCCACCCAGTATCTGCTGGGCCGGGATCAGGCATACTGGTCTGCGATCATGACACAGCTCCAGGCACGGCGCGCAGAGATCGAAGCGGTCACTGCACGGGTTCAGCTGGCTGTCACCAAAGCAGAGCTTCAGATGGCCTATTTTGGGGCTCAGAAATCGGAAGCAGACTTCGCTCTGACGAAGATGCAGCTGGCCAACGCCGACGGTCAGTATGAACTGATCCTGAAGCAGTTGGATCAAGCCACTGCCCAGACCTCGATGATTGGCAAGCAGGAAGAACAGGTTGTCTACCAGACTGCCAACATCCTGCCTGAGCAGAAGCGCCAGACGATTTATCAGACGGACTTCATCCTGAAGAGCCAGTATGAGACTTCCGAATATAATCTGGACAATCTGCTGCCTGCCCAACGGGACGGCCTGCTGAAAGACGTGGCGACCAAGACCTATACGCTGGCCTCTATCCTGCCGGCGCAGAAGATCCTGATCGAAGAGCAAGGCGAAGTGCAACGCTCGCAGACCCTAGATACTCGCTCTGATGGTGCGATTGTCAAAGGCTCCTCGGGTAAGCAGAAAGATCTGTATGACCAGCAGATCGAGTCCTATGTCAAAGACAACCAGTATAAGGTTGCCAAGATGTTCATGGATGCTTGGCTGACGCAGAAGACCATTCTGGAAACCTTGGATCCACCAAATGAGATCCAAAACCCAGAGATCAATGCGGTCCTGCAATCCATCCGCGAGGGAAGCAACCTCGGGACATAATCAATAGGGGAGGGGGAAACTCCTCCCCACCACCCTACATTTGAGAGTGTCCTATGGGATTGTTCAGCAGCAAAAAGACCACCTACGTTTCCTCGGTAATCTACAATCTAGCTGGTGATGAAGACAATCGGCCGAACTATTTGAAGACCACTACGATCGGTGCGATCCTAGGTGGAGATCCAAATAAGGGACTCGGCGAGACAATCGTCAATGCTCACCTGAATGGCCCCGGCATGAAACAGCGCCGGTTCTTTCGTTGGGCAAAAGATAATTATGACATTGGTATGCCGGTAGCTTCGATCAGCTCCAGCTACCCTATTCCCAGCTCTGTAATTCAAGATGAATTTCCTGCACCAACCGGTCTAACGACTGTGGTTCAAAAAGCATTCATTGAGGCTGCGAACTATTTCTATTTTGCTGAGAAACACATCTATGCAAATTACCCTGATCTGATCAATACAGAATGGACTGCGGATTACTCCGAGACCAATTCTGAAATCACGATCCAGTATGAAGACACAACCACCGAAGTGATTCCGGCAACTGGCTACAATAAGAACAAAGACTATGCGATCGCCTATTACTATTTCTCTAAGCCCGAGGAGCAATCCGCTGTGGTTGAGGGTGTGGAGAGCGATTGGTTCTACGACGGTGTGGGTGTCCCGCCGGTGCCGGCCGGATACGTCCTGTCCGAGAGCGTCTCTACGAGCTCTGGCATCATGGATCTGAACGAGACCACTGATGAGCTGATCACGTATTCTGATGGCCGTCCTGATGAGACCACGAGCTCTGTGACCACCAGCCAGGTTACCTTTGATAACACCCGGGAGATCTACTCTGGCTCGACGTATGAGGGCACACAGAACAGCGATCGTCCTCGAAGCATCGTCGAGTCCTACCGCATCCGTAACGTGGCCTGGGCCAAGCCTACAGAGGTCGTGACAAGTGTCGATGAGACCCTGGGTGATGGAACCATCAAGACCACAATGACGACGGTCACCACTGAGGAACTAGGCTACCGGGATAAGGTCCGGGAGGATTACTACTATGTCTATCCTGATCAGCGGGTCGGCGAGTATAAGATCATGGTCTACAAGCTGGGTGGCAGCCGGACAGCGATCAATGATCTGCAGGTAGACGCCTCAGATCCTCTTCAAGAATTCTTCCCGATGATCCCACTGCGGATTAAAAACCGCTCCATTCGAGATGCTGCAAATGGAACAGGTGGTAGTTTTTGGGAGAACCTTATTAATCCCATGGAAGAATATGACGAGGAATTCTATGAGAAGGTGAATGCTGCTTATCGTAAAGCAACTGGTGATACGATGACCGAAATCCTGAATGACCTCGACGATAATGAATCGATCGACGATATCGACTATGCTTATATGATATATGGGGTGTCTCTGAATGCCAAAGACGACGCAGGTAAAGAATACATGTATCGGTTCTTTAAGAACCTGATCCCCTTTCAGTCAACCAGCACACAGGACTATGAGCAGTTCATTATTGACAAAGACAATCATGCTGACCGGTTGGCAGATTACGAGGATTGGTTGGCTCAACAAGCTGACGAGAATAGCACACGCTATGGTGAACCATCTCCGTCTAAAATCAATCTGACAGAGCCTGTCGTGAGCACGATCCAAATTCAATCCAAGGATAGTCGAACAGAGTCATATGACGTCCGTATCAATTGGGTCACAATTAACGAAGAGCTGTTCACCGGCAAAGGCAAGTCCGGAGCCAAACAGGGTGATTACTGGATCTCCCATGGTCCTAGCGATGAATGGCGGGATGAAATCGGAAGCACCAGCGGCTTAGACGGGATGCTAAAGAAGTTTGAAGATAATGCTATTCACGTAATGTATATGTATTACCAGGATAGCGACACCACATACCGTCGGCTGACTATCCGTGGGTTGATCCATCAGAACTATGTCTATGGTGGCAAGTTTGTAACGATCGACTCCAAGGAGGCTATGGCTGACAGCGATGAATCTGGTCTGGTGATCCCACTGCACTACCCCACGCTGCGTGAGATGAGCATCATCTCCTCGACACAGCTGACGACGACAAACGTCCTGATCGTCTTCAACTGCTATCAGGTGGTGAAGCAAAAGTGGTGGCAGAAGGGTATCTTCAAGATCATCCTGGTGATCGCTGTGGCGGTGATCACGGTTTACTTTGCTCCTGCCGGCGCAGTGACTGGAGGTATCCTAGGGGCCAACACCATCGTGGGTGGTGCGCTAGGCTTATCTGGAACCACGGCCTTACTTGTAGGTGCCGCGGTGAATGCCATCGCTGCTATGGTTCTGACCAGTATTATTAGCTCGATCAGCACAAAGCTATTTGGCGCCAAATGGGGTGGAGTGATTGCTGCCTTTGTCTCATTCGCTGCAATGAACGGCCTAACCAATATGGCAACCAACGGTCAGTTGGGTATGAATTGGGGCTCTATGATGCGAATGGAAAACATCATGCAGCTGGCAAATGTCGGAGCAAACGCTTATGGAGCATGGGCAAGAGGAGAGATCCTCGAAACATATGATGCCATGGCGGAAGCTAAGGAAGAATATGAGAAACAATCGGAAGAGATCGACAAGCTAACTTCTGAATTTCTAAACTCGGGTATCGTCTTGGATCCCATGTTATTCACCAAAGCCACTGATCGCTATGATTATGAGAGCCCTACGGACTTCATCAATCGAACCACTATGGTTGGTTCAGACATGATAGATTTAAGCTTCTCGATGATCTATGATTACACCGAAATGAACCTCACGCTTCCGAAGGGCGGCGAATAGAAGGATACGATTATGAACCTCGGATATGGTAACGTCGACCCTATGGCGATGCAGAACTGGACCGGCAATATGCAAACCGCCAATATGGGCGCTGTGCCTATGGCGGGAACTGCTCAGCCACAGAGTGTGAGCGGCTTCTCCATGGGGCAGACTGCTGGGGCAAACCTGGCGATGCCCAACCCTGTGGCTGCAATGACCCCCCAGGCTCTGACGATGCCTTCTGGCACTGACATCGCTGGTGTGGGTGTTCAGGCACCACAGGCACCTATTGCCACCACGCCTGTGGCTCCAGCAGATGCTGTGTCAAACGGCAACATGTTCAAGAACTCCGACGGCACATTCAATTTTGATGGGCTCGGGACAATCACAGATGGCCTGGCTACCATTGGTTCTCTGTGGAGCTCCTGGCAGCAGACGAAGCTGGCCAAAGAAACTCTGGCATTCAACAAGGCCTCCTATCAGGAGAACTTGGCGAACGAGAAGCAGAGCTATAACACGACTCTGCAGGGCCGGACCCAAGCTGAATTCATGGCCGAGGGCCGCAGCATGGATGAAGTCGACGCCTACTACAACGAGAACAAGCTGTAATTGGCAGCCTAGGAGAATAGCAAAATGGTCGATCGACTGAATTGGAACCAAGTAGCAGCCCCAGATTTCTCTGCGTCTGCTCGCTTGATGGCTGGAGCCGGTGATGCTTGGCAACAGGCCATGGGCACACTGTCCGGCGGCCTAGGCCGTGCCGGAGAACGCCAGAAGCAACGCCTCAGCAATGGGGCGCTGTTGCCATTGGCAAATGTAGGATCGGATGAGGAAGCAGCTGCAGCTCTGGCTGCAATGAAGATCGATCCGAATAACATCACGCCTGAAGCTATGGCAACCATCATGGGCACTCGTGGCCGTGGCATGGACATGGACACGGCTCGGATGAACAACAACAACACGGGATCACAGATCGGTTACCGTAACACCCAGGCTGACATGCTGCGCACGCAGGATGGTCGGACACAGCAGACCCATGATCGGAATATCCAGTCTGAAGACGATATGTATCCGTTGGCCGGTCAGTTCAACGATGCTGACATCAATGCTCGAGGTGGAAATTACGGCTTTGGCGGTAACCCTATGGGTCAAGCAGGGGGCCAGGTTCAGCATGGGGATACGTTCAACGGCTTCATGGGGACTGTCCAAAAAGGTGGTCTGACTAACCCGTTTGGTCTGGCGGCCGTGGCTGCCACGGTCCAGCGTGAGAGTGGGTTCGACCCAAAGAATGGCAATCGCACATGGTCTGATCCAAGCGAGAGCGGCGTAGAGGGAACCTCTGGCGGCTACATGTCGCTGCGTGACAAACGCTATACCGATATGGTGGCGTATACCGGTGGGGACATGTCTCCACAGGCACAAGCCTCGTATTTCATGCAAGAAGATCCAGACCTGATCCGTCGTTTAGAGGGTGCTAAGAGCGTCGAAGAAGCTCAGCAGATGATGAACGAAGCATGGAAATTTGCCGGGTATAACAAGCCAAACGAGGGCGAAGCAGCTGAACGCTTTGCTACAGCCAACTCGATGCTGTCTCGCTTTGGTGGGACGAGCGGTGGTGTTGCCCCGGGACAGACTGGAACACGTCAGGGCACTGGTGAATTTGCTGGTAAGATCAACATCCCCAAAGGTGCTATGATCACGCCTGCCCAAGTCAAAGCCATGAACGACGATGTCTTCAATGCATGGGACACTGGCATCGACACGCGTGATGCAAACCGGACCCAAGAGATCGCTCAGCAGCGCGCTCAAATTGGTTGGGAAACCGAGCTGCAGGGTATCGACGATGGTAAAGCTGCACAGAACCTCATTGATCAGGGCTTCGGCAATGCGATCAATGATGAAGAGCGCCGTGCGGTAATTGCCAATTCTGGGCTGAATGCTCAGGCTAAAGATCTGGCATATGGGATCCTAGAGAAACCAAATACACTGGCCGGCAACGTCCCAGGTGTGAACAGCAATCCATATTCTGTTCCAGGTATGGCTGAAGGTCAGCAAGTCATTGACGACTTTACTGCCCAGATGAACAGCTCGGTTGGCTCCAACGAAACGCTCCGGGCTCAGAGCCAGGCTCAGCAGAACTACGGTGACACTGAGAACCCAGTAGATCTGGGTCTGCAGATGAAAGAAGTCTACGGCGATAAGCTGTATAACGACCCCGGTGACATCGTTGATGCTGTGAGCTCGGTCACAGAACGTCTGCGTGCTGACGGTGTGCAGATCACTGAAGCAGATGCGAAGCAGCTGATCGCTGATACGATGAAGGGCGCTGACACCTGGATACCAGCAGAGAACATCTTCGGCGCCAGCAAAATTGAGATGGATGTTGAAGAAGCTATCAAGCGTGGTTCGCGTTTGTATGCTCCAGAAGCAGTTCAGAATGCATCCCGGATTCAGGGTGAAGCAGGTCGGATCACTTCGACAATGGATGCTCTGCGGTCTGACTTTGACACCAGCATGCAGCGGATCAACGTCGATGGCTTTGGCAACAAAGACTATCAGATGAATGGTCAGTCGAAAGACATCGGCCATGCCGAGCAGACCTGGAACAAGATGATGGAGACCGTCACGGATCGTAATGTCCCTGGTATGGCTCCTCTTTCTCCCCAAGCTGCACCGTCGGGAGATGCCGCGGTGGATGGTTCTAACCGTTCTGCAAGTAACCCTGGTGCAGAGGGTATGATGAACCTCGACCTGTGGGCTGGGCCTATGTCTCGGAGTGCTGGGACAACAGCTCGTCCGGGTGGGGGCAGCAATGCAGTTGCCCCGGGTGCAACAGCTTTTGACGCAGCAGCACAAGCTCAATCTGCCGCGGTAGCCGCACCTCGTCAGGCAGCACTGGAAGCAGCTCAGAATTACATCCAACAGGATGAAACTCTACTGACCAAAGCGTTGCAGGTTAAAACACCAGCTGAAGGTGCAGCACTGAAGAAAGAAGTGGCTGATCGGATCATGGCAGATACCCGTATTGAACTGGGTATGCGCTATCAAATGGTTAATGCGCTGCCAGACTTGGGCCAATAATCTCTCTGGCATCAATAGGTGCCTTTGATATAGAGGTGGTGAAACACAGGGGGGCTTAGTGTCCCCCTGATCTTTTGGAGAATCCCCCTATGTCTGACGCATCTGATTTCGACCAAATTGGTAAAGCTCTGGGTATTGCACCTGCACCGCAGCCGCTGGTTGGAGTCAATCTGTCAGATTTCTCTGATGGTTCCCCTATCGCCCGGGCCGCCGCTGCCAAGGTGAATGTGCCCGCTCCCACCCCCCAGCAGAACCAAGCACAAGATGTTGAGATGGCTCGCAAGATGTTTGCTGAACCAGATTTCATGCGGACAGTGGTTGCTGCAAAGCGGAATGGTAATGATCTGGGTGGTGCTCAGTTTGTGCGTGACCAGAGCGAAATGAATTATGCTGAGCTGGTCGGTAAATATGGCAAAGAGATTGCTGATCAGAACTGGCGTATGTTTGAGGCTGAGCGCGATTTTGATGACACCCTGAATACCGAAGTCAGCTTTGAAGATCTGGCAATGGATACCTCGGCATCTATTGTTGGTGGGGCAATCAACTCTGCCGGCGGTATCGCTGCAGCTGGTGTAGGCATCCTGTCAGACAAGGCCGGCACCCAGATTGCCAAGGCTACTGCTGCTGTGAGCGGTGCGTTCCTAGATAGCCAGTCCGAAGGCACCCGTCAGAATACTGAAAGCCAGCAACTGATGGATGCGCTGGATGCCAACGAGAACCGTGCAACCACTGAGTCTGACAAGTCCCTGACATCCGGCAAATCGGAGATGGAAGCCTCGTTCGAAGGTTTCGGCCGTGGCGTGATGGATATGCTTGGTTCTACAATCGACAACCCTAGCAATGCCATGCAGACCGCTGCCGGTGGCCTTGGTTCATTGGCTCCATCTGCTATCGCTGCAAATCTAGCCAAGAAGACTGCTATCAAGATGGGTAGCCGACTGGTCACTGCAGAGCAAAGCCTGGCTGCTAAAGTGGCAACCCAGCAGCAGTATGTGCGCCCCGCGGTAGCCGCTGCAATTGCCGGAACTGAATCCTCCGGGGTTTACACCCAGGCGGCTCAAGAGATCCTGGCTATGAGCCATGAAGACCTGGCCGTGAATTCGCCACGGTATCGTCAGCTGATCGAGAACGGTGAGACCCCAGAAGGTGCCCGTAACGAGTTGGCCGGCGAGACTGGTATGTCCGGTGCCGTTAAACAATTCGGCCCCGCCCTGCTGGGTGGTGCTGCCATGTCTAAGTTTGAAGCGGCGCCATTCGCTGTTGGTTCCAAGACTGGAGCCCTGAAGGCTATCGCTGGTGAGACCCTCGAGGAAGCCTATCAGGGAGCCACAGGCGAGCTGTCGACTAACCGTGCTGTGATCGAGAATGCCAATGATGGCCGGTCTGCAATGGATGGTGTCGGTGAAGCCTTCGTAGAGGGCGCTGTGGGCGGCCTGGGGATGGCAGGCGTAACTCAGGGCTCAGGACTGGCTGCTGAGATCGTGACCGACGTGAGCAAGGCTGCAGCACAGCGTGCGGGCCAGGCTGTAGACAAGCGCATGGAGAACATCCGTAAAGGCTGGGATGATCAGAGCACTGTCGGCGATAAGGCTACCACCGAGCGTATTCGTTCGGTGCGGACTAACGTCAATGATACGTTTGATGCTCTGCGCGCGAAGGTGTCGGAAGACCTCGACAACGGGATCAAGCCAGACAGTCCTGAGCTGAAGGCGCGCAAGGAGGTGATCTCCAATGAGCTGATGGCGATCACTACTATGGCTGAAGATGAAGTCGCTGCAATTCCTGCCGCGGTGTCAAAGATCTCGATCATCGAAGATGAGGGTGATGGTAACCCAACTCAGCCAACTGACCGGATCAACCGGATGGGTAACATCGTCAATGCTATCGACGCTGGTAAGCTGTCCCCTGCCGAGAACCAAAGCGCTGCGCTCTATCTGTTTGACGAAGTGATGAAGCTGTCTGCATTTGCTGTGGCGGATCTGCCGGCAGAAATCGCATCTATGCCTGATGACTCTCCTATCAAGATGAAGATGCTGAACGTCAAAGAAGAGCTCATGGCGATCTCTCAGAACCCGAAATTCATTTCGGCTCTGGTGGCTGCGCAAGAAGCTCAGATGAACCAAGACCCAGATGACCTGCCAGAGGTTACTCCTGACGTCGTGCGTGAAGCCCAGTCGATGTCTGTGGCCAACCCGGGTGGTGTGAACCCATACTTGATCGACATCATCATGGACCAGCGTGTGCAGGGGAAGATCACCCTCACAGATGATGCTGCTCGTAACCTGAAGCTGGCCGGTGACTTGGCTCGTGAGATCAACAAAGTCGCTGACCTGAAGGTGAAGATCTCTCAGGAAGCTGCAGACAAGATCAACAATTCTCCTGCCGGCAAAGCCAGCAACAAGGATCCAGTGGTCAGCAAGACCTGGCTGGAAGTCCGTGACGAGATCATGGTTGAAGGTTCTGAGCGGAAGAGCTCCAAGGGCAAAAAGGTGAATGGCCGGTCGATCAGTGATTTCCACTCTGACATTATCCAATCCTTGATTGCCAAAGGTAAGCCGATCAAGAACCGGTTCGGCGAAATGGTGACAGCCAAGGACTCTCTGGAGCACCTGGGTATGTTTGCCCAATCGCACATGAACAAGGTTGCAGCGATCAACGAATCTGTCCGCAGCGGTGACAAGGTCCGGTTCTCGAACCTGTCTCCTGATGGTATCATGCTGCCTAAAGATCACAAATCTGCTGGTGTGATCCAGGTCCACAAGAACAGCCCGGGCTCGATCGAACTGGCCAAGGGTATCTACGTGGAAGCCATGGCTCTGGTCTCCATGTATAACAATCTGAATGCTATGTTCGGTGATCTGAATGGCAAGCCGCTCGGTGATTTGGTTCCCCTGAGCGATGTCATCAACGTGGGTGTCCGGCTGGATAGCAGCTCCATCAATCGGGTGGCTACGCAGGGCAAGCCTGGCTCGTCCACTCCGTCGGCCGACACCGCCAACAAGAATGCTGAACAGGCGGCTGCTGACGCTGCTGCATTTGCTGCCAAGACCAAGGCCGAATCTGAAGCCAAGAAGGCTGCTTCAGACAAGGCTGTGGCTGATAAGAAAGCTGCCGATGATAAGGCCGCAGAGGAGAAAGCTGCTGCTGACAAAGCCAAGGCAGATGCAGAAGCAGAAGCTGAGGCAAAGGCCAAAGCTGAGGCTGAGGCTGCCGCTCTGAAGGCTAAGCCCCGGGCCAAGGGTAAGAAGGGTCGTGCTGCTGCTGCCGCGGAAGCTGCTCAGTTCCAGGCTGACCTGAAAGCCAAGCGCACTGCTGCAAAGGATGAGGCTGAAGCCACTCCCGCTGAGCCTGTGGTCAATCCTGTGATTGCCAAATTCCAGGAGCGCCTGAAAGGTAAGAAGACCAAGCTGGTTGTGGAAACTCGGAAAGGTAGCATGGCTGCCTATTCCCCTTCCCGTCAGACAATCAGCGTAGATCTGGATAAGATTGAAGCTGATTACAATGCAGGTATGACTTATTTGGACGGGAATGGTGAAACCACTTCCGATCAAAAGGCTGTCGTATTTGAGCAAATGGACGTTGAGCATTTCAAGAAGTTCATGAAAGACTCAGGTCTGAATACATATATTGAATTCATCATTGAGCATGAATTCCAGCATGTGCGTCAGATCAACAATGGTGAAGTCTATCCGAAAAACCTGATGGACCCTGCTGCCATTGCAATGGAGCGGGATGCCAACAAGGCTGCGTTCAAGGCAATCGGCTATGAGCCTGTGCTGCTTGATCAGGACTCCATCGAGATCGACATGACAACGATCCCTCTGGTGAAGACCAATGGGATCAGCAAATTTATCCGTGCATTCAAGATGACGGATAAATCCAAATCTACTATTACAGATTTCGTAAAGCCTGTTGCTGGTTTCTTGGGTCTATTGGCTGCAGATGAAACTATTAACGACCAAACAAAGAAGGTCGCTGAAAACATCATTAATAAGCATGTGCCTCAGATCATCAAAGATATGAACATGCGGCTGAATGCTAAATGGAATAGCGAAAGCAAAGATACTGTCCGTGATATTCTAAAGCAGGAAGGTGATGAGAGTAATCTCACTCGTCTTCGCACTGCTCAGATCTTCAACGTAGAAACTGGAATGTATGACCAGCGTCTAATTGAACAGGCTGCACTGGCTGCTGTGCATTGGGCAACCAACGCCACCAGCAAGAGCTTCCAGAACGCAGAGCGCATCGCCAAGTCCTTTGGGATCCAAGAGAACCAGGTCACTGAGAGCCTGATCAACGCGATCAACTCCGGTGTGTCCGTGGTCAATGCGAAGGAAGAACTCGGCCGGATTATCATGGAATTCTGGGGTGTGACAGCTGACGACTCTGTGACGATGAGCGACACCATGGGCATCGCGCACTCGGTGGCTGCTGAGATGATCTTCGTCATGCAGAAGCGTGGCAACCTGCTGACCGAGGAGCGCTACCCAATGCCTTCCCGTATCGACGGTAAGAAGACCTTTGGTGAGCTGACGATGATCAACCCACAGACTGATGAGAACGTGAAGAACGCTGAGATGCTGGGCAATGGGGTGGACATCATCCGCCGGATTGCGACGCCTGGTGCTGACCCACGGTTCTTCTTCGATCGGATTCCTAACAAGGATACCAAGAGCCAGAAGCGGAACAAATTCAGCATGTTGAGCGCCTTCGAGAAGAAGGTGAAGAACAACGTCCGGTCAATTGAGTATCGTGTGAACCAGCCGATGTTTGCTCTGATGGATGCCATGGGCAAAGGCAGGTATAACCGTCTGCTTGGTTCGATCGACCTGACTGAAGACAAGCTGAAGCGGATGAACAAGAACCATCTGCGCTCGGTGACTGGCAAGAATATGTCCAACGAGATGGGCTTCAACAACGTGATGCTGCAGCACAAGGCGCTGATGGATCACGCTGAGATGGCTGGCAAAGATCCCAGTGAAGTGAAAATATTCTACGACTACTATTTCTCAAAGGTAGGTCGCTTGATGATGGAAGGCTTCGGCCCCCAGAACAGCAAGCATGCTCGGGAGATCTTTGTATCCACGGATGCTATCCTGGATATGACCGATGAAAATGGTGAGGCTGCCGGCGACTTCTGGATGACTGTGGCTCAGTCTTCTGGTCTGGTGAAGACCGAGAAGGTCTATCGTGACGATGCAATCGCCACCGTTCGTGAGAAGATCTACGAAGAATTCGGTGACGGCATTGCAGCGATCCAAGAGTGGCAGGCTGAAGGCGGCGAAATGTCTGATGCGATCTACGCTCGTATCGAGGCTGTGGTTGGCAATAACACCAGCGACAAGACGATACATTCCCTGATTGCAGTGGCTCAATATGAGGCTGCAAAGATCACTGGTGGTGAGGCTCTGAGCAAGTTTGCCCACAACCTCTCGATCGAGGCTGACGGTAAGACCGACGGCCCCATCAACGCTATGGTTCACTTTATGGCGGGAATGTTCACGACTGATCAACTGGAGCTGCTGGCCAAGGGCGGCCTCTTCTTCAACAAGAAGAACCGGACCCTCAACGAACATGTGCAGACGGTCGACAAGTCGGACCTGTATCAGCATGCCGCGGTAAAGCTCGGTGAGCTCCTAACCAACCAGCGTGATGTGTTGGCTCAGAATCCAAAGATCGCCCCTGTGAACGAGGCTATGATCCGCTTCCTGGAGAAATTCGGTGAAGTCACCTTCGATGGTGATGAGATGATCATTGGCCGTGGCATCCTGAAGAACCCTCTGACCATCAAGGTCTATGGTTCGGGTGCGCAGGGCATCAACAACAACGTGGCTGACGCTTTGATGGGTGAGATCTACGCTCAGATGTCTGACCTTGGTGAGCTGCGGGTGACCAACCCTAAAGCCACGCTGAAGGATCTGCCGATATTCGAGAACTACCCTGAGATCATGGAGGATTTGCAGACCCTGACCAGCAATGTGGTCTACAAGGTCGAGGGATCCTGGAAGTCCTTCTCGAACCAGAAGGGTTTGAGCATTTCCGACATGGGCGATGTGGTGAATTTCCAATTCAACAAGGATCAAACAGACCAGTTCAGCGGCCTGGTGAAGAACCTATTCACGAATTCTATGGTCGAAGCCATTGATGATATGATGGGTGCAACCATCGGCACAACGAAGATGATCCAGCAGGCTACGCAGATCCAAGGCGCTGTCCTGATCGAGAAGTTCGCTCGGGCCATCGACGAAGAGACTGCTGCTCAGCGGAAATCTGGTAAGCTGCTGCCTAGCGAGATCCTCTCCAAGGCTGACTATGATCGCATCTTGCTGAGCCTGCAGGAGTTTGCTCCGATCATTGAGAACGATGATCAGTCGATCCACCTGGGTCTGTCTGAAATGAAGAACAGCCAGTATTCGATCTCCCGGGGTCTGAATGGTGAGTACCGTCAAGAGGTGTCCCTGGCGGCGCCATCTGACCCGGGTGTGGCTGCTTCGCCTAACCTGGTTCAGAACCGTGGTGACGGCCTGATGATCAACAACATTTACGCTGGTGACAACTTCCCTGCGAAGTCCCTGCCGGTGTTTGACGGTGTCGAGTTGGCCGCCAACATGATGAAGGAATACGGATACCTGATCAACGAAGCTGTGACGAAGGGCTGGCTGACCAACCCTGCTCAGGATGCATCGGATAGCTTTCAAGCCTTCCTGCGTATCGGCGGCCATAAGAACATCCAGAGTGCTCAAGCAATCGAAACGCTGATCGGTACATTCAAGGAATATGACGGCACCGAAATGCTGCGTGACACCTTGGTTCGTCTAAAGGCTGCCCGGGCTACTCTGGTTGGAACCACAGGCACCAAGGGCAGTGATGCTGTGCAGACAGCTCAAGCCAAGTATGATGTTATCGAGGCTGAGCTGGTTGAGCTGGGTCAGAATGCATTTGAAAAGCTCATCGTAGAGCTAGGCGAAGAGCTGAAATACAATGCTACGTCGATCCAGGCTCGCAAGAATGTCATGAAGCAGCTGGGTTTCTCCGTGGATCACATGGCATCGACAGAGACACCCCACACTCATGAGGGTCGGTGGATCCGTAAGCCTGATGGTGAAGAGCTCGTCTATGAGATGAACGTCATGTACCAGAAGGAGCTGCGTAAGCTGACCAAAGAGGCAACTCTGGTTCAGAATCCTAGCACCAAATTCACCAAACTGATCGAGGAATTCGGCAATAAGGTTGAGGATACTAGCATCGTCCAAATGGATGGCGCCACCCTGCTCAAGATGCTTGAGAGTGAGGGCTCGAGCCTGAATGATCAGCAGAAGAAAGTGCTGAAAGCAATTCGGAAATCTGTCGACTGGGATATGTCGATCGTGTTTGGTTCCAAGGCAGACCTCCGTGAGGTATCCGGCAATCCAGATCTGGAGCTGGGCCAGATGGACATGGGCACGAATACCATGTGGGTATCCAATATCTCTGCAGAGACTGTGCTGCACGAGTTGGTTCACGCCACCACGATGCACAAAGTCTACAATTACTATATGAACCCTGAGACCCTGTCGAAGCAGGATCGTGATGCTGTGCGCCGGCTCGAAGTGCTGATGGATGAATTCATGCGGTTCGATCCAGAGATCGCTTCCCCTCGTGAAGGCATCATCATCCGGAACGTGCAGAACCAAATCGCTGAGGCTTTGGATAATGAGAGCCTGACTGAATACGAGCAGGCCACTGTGGCGCTGAACGAATTCATGGCCTGGACCCTGACCAACCAGAACCTGATCAACATCACAGAGAAGACTGTGGTGCGTAATCCTATGGCTCAACTGGTAGGTAAAACCCTAGAGCTGATGCGTCGCCTGATGGGCTTCGAAAAGCGGGACATGTGGTCGAACATCCTGTTCAACACCAACGTCCTGGCTTCCACCAAGATTGGCAAAGGTAACCTGCAGGTGGATGCTTCGATGACGCTGAACCAGACCCTAGGTGGGTTCAATCCAGCGAACAACGAGCGCCTATCCAAGATGATCTTCAACTACCGGACCAAGCTGGCCGGCCGGTTGAAATCCAAGGATGCGATCATCAAGGATGAAGCCAAGGTCTACCTAAAGCAGTCTGTGGAGACTGTGGACCGGCTGGCAGCCGCTGGTTTCGCTATGACGATGCAGGAGAAGCAGGCGTTCATGATGATCCAGGCCAACCTACAGGCTAACCTGGAGATCGACAGCACGTCGATGCTGCGGGTCCAGAAGATCTATGACGAATTCCTGGAGAACCAGGATTACACCGTCTTCATGGAGAACGAGGCATCTGAGGTGGATGACGAACACGTCCGTGCTCAGACCCTGTTCAACGCCTTGACGCTGCTCGACAAGAACAGCTCCAACAAGGAGGGTGTGTCCAACCTGCTGACATCGTTTGTGGCTCTGAGCCAGACCAACGAGAAGCTGCGCGCGGTGCTCGAGAAGATCGACATGCCGAAAGCACTGGACGTCGACACAACAAGTGTGGATGGTTTCCTCACATCGGTTGCAAATTCCGGCATGACTGCGCTGGGCATGAGCATTGATGAGGGAACCAAGAACAAGAATGTATCGGCCGCCCTTGATAAGCTGGCTGTGAAGCTGAGCTCACTTGAGGACCAGGCGGAGAACTATGTGCTGGCAAAGAGCCAGGAGATGCTCTCCCGCGGTGACGGCAAAGCTTCCTTGGCCCTGCAAACGGCTACCGAGTGGGTTGGTTCCTTCTCTGATCGGAAGGCTCAATCGGCGAAGAATGTTGCAACCAAAAGCTTGTATCAGAGCGCCGGCTTGGTAGCCGCTTTGCTGAACAAGGAGCGCGGTGCGCTGCTTGGCAAAGAGGTGATCTCCCTGACCAATGACTCAAACATGTGGAAGCCTATGCGGGACATGATCGGTGAGATCATCGGCATCACTGACGAGAACGCTTCGGTCTATCTGCTGGTCGACAAGGTGAAGGCTCAGGTCTCCGCGGTGCGTCAGGCATTCCGGGAAACGCTGCCTAAGATCTTCAAATCTAAGTTCAAGGGTAAGGTCTCCGAAGGCCAGTGGACAGCGATGTTCAAGGCCATGGGTCAGTCGGATCTGGCTGCTCTGCGCGGCTACCAGGTGTCCTCGCTCATGAAGATGATCAAGACCCCTGCAGTGCTGGCGACAGAGATCTCCAGCATGGAAGGTAAGCTGAAGGCATTGGTGCCGGCAGCCATCTTCAAGGAGTATCAGCGCAAGGGTGGTGAGCTGGCTGATCACATGATGGGCAAGGGCTCGTCTGTGAACCAGCTGCGCAATGCCAATGCAATCTCTATGCTGCTGAACGAGAAGCTCGAGAAGAAGGCTATTGATCTGTCCGACGATACAATCGTGGATCTGATCGACAAGCTGGTGAGCCTCTATGCACTAGATCGGTTGAGCACCAATGAACGCAAGATGATGTCAGACCTGATCGAGAACGAGAGCGAAGCCCTCGAGTTCATGGTTCACTATCTGGATACCCTGCGCACTGCAGAGCATGCCAAAATCAACACGGTGGAAGCCGAGCTGAATGGCTGGAAAGGGCACATCCCATCGGAGAGCCAGGGTGGTCTCAGCTTGGTTCTGGCCAAGGATTCCGAGCACAGCACAATGATGCAGCGTGGCTACACGAAGCTGCGCGCGCATAACTCGATCGGGTCTTCGTATGCTGCGGACAAGCGGTCCTACTACTTCTCGTCGGTGGCCGGCCGGAATACATATTCCCAGGGGATTATGCAGACCGTGCAGACTTCGGTGAATGGGGTTGATCCTTTGACTGGCCGCACGTTGGGCAGCCTGACTGCTGGTTCAGTCCTCGGCAAGGAAGCCGGTCATCTCAATGATCGCATCAAGATGACAAATAAGCAGGGCATCGTAGAAGGTGCCATGCTGCCAGTATTCGGCCAGGGTGGTGTGGTTGTAGCATATGAGTTTGGGGTCGATAACGACGTCCTGGTCTCAATGAACAAGAACACCAATCTGGGCGAAATGATTGGGGCTTGGGCCGGCCGTCAAAACGAGGAGAAGCTGGCACAAGAGTATAACGAGATGCTGGTCGATCGGTCCCTTGAGATCATGCTCAAGGATCAGAAAGACAAGCGGATGGGTGAGTATATCTGGCTCAACAATCCAAAGATGAAGGACGCTGTATACCGTGATTCTTGGGCTGCTGTTCCGATCGAGATGCAGAACTACATCAAGGAAAACTATCCTGATGGTAAGTTCATGGTCCGTAAGGACATGATCGACAACATTGTGGGATACCGTGATCCGTCTGTGGCTGATGCATTCACCGGGGACACTCGGATGGATGAGCGGGTTGCATCTGCTATCCGGGATACGACGACAGTCATGTTTGGCGCCAACGCCTTCAAGTATCTGGTCACCGCGGAGAAGACGGTTCAGACAGCTGTGACGGTTGCCAAGCAGACCATCGTGATCCGCTCGGTATTCGTGCCGGCCATGAACGCCGCATCGAACATCCTGCAGCTGGTAGCTTCTGGTGTGGATCCAGTATTTATTGCCAAAGGCACACGGACCAAGCTGGTTGAGATCGACGCATATCTAAAGAACGTGCAGAAGATCATCGAGCTGGATGCTGAGATTGCTGCGTCGACAAATCTGCCGCATGTGCTCAAGCGCCTGGAGGCTCGTAAGACGGCCCTACAGGACGCCAATTCTCGGATGAGCATTCACCCGCTGATCGAAGCCGGTGCCTTCTCTACCATCTCTGAGGGCGTCACAGACGTGGATGAGGCTCTGACCCAGGGCAAGTATGTGGATTGGCTCGAAGCTGCAGTGGCTAAGATGCCTGACGGTGTGCAGGTGGTGGGTAAGAACCTGCTGCTGACCAAGGACACGGCACTGTTCCAGGGTCTCTCTAAAGCGGTGCAGTATGGCGACTTCGTTGCCAAGGCGATCTACTACGATCACCTGATCCAGAAGAAGGGCAAGACTGCAGACGAAGCACTGATCGAGGTGTTCAGTGAATTCGTGAACTTTAACCTGCTGCCAGGCCGGACCCGGACCTATGCTGAGAAGATGGGAGCCACTTGGTTCTGGGCATTTAAGATCCGCTCGATGAAGGTGGCTCGCCGGATGATCATTGATAACCCAGCGCGCGCCCTGATGAGCACGTTCCTGTTCCCGATGGTCACTCCGGATATTGGGATTGGTTCGCCGATCACAGACAACTTCGCATCGGTCTGGGCCGGTGGTCGTTTGGATGGATCCATTGGCCTGAGCATGCTCGAGCGGGCACCGTCACTTAACCCCTGGTATAATCTCTTCAATTGATTATATATGAGGTGTTCTGATTGTTGGGGTGATTCTCGATTAGGGCGATGACGATGGCATGACAGGAAAGCCCTACCGGATTGGACTCCCGGTAGGGCTTTTACGTTCTCCGACGATCGGTATGGGCATAGGTGTCGTAGTAGGTCTTGAGTAGACCCAACGGTGTGGTATCACCGCGGTAATCAAACCCGCTATTCTGCGCATATGTGGTGAACCGTTTGTCCTGCAAGAGCACAGTCAGCATGTTGAAAACCGATTCAGGGCCGGACACAGGTGACATGATAAAATCTGCACACTCGCTGAGGTCTTTCTGGATGGTGTCGTAACTAACATGCCAGATACCATCAGTGAATATGATAGCAGTTTCCCTATCTGATCTGGTTCCCATATATTGATTTTCGTCTGCATCTGTTCGTTCGTCGATAGAATCAACGCCCAGCAATCGGGATGCTGTTGTGAATGGATATGGTTTCATTTCATTGATCTCCATATCCTTGGCGAAGTATCCCCAGACAACAGAGAAGCTATGATTTAGGATTGGTGTTCCCAATCTGACCTTCTGCATTTTGGTTTGATGCATCCGCTCTGAATTCTGTTGGGTCAATTTAACCATCGACTCAGGTCGCATTATTGAAGTGCCACGTTTATTTTTCATGATGTTCTCACATATAAAAAAGCTCCCCCTAATAAATCAGGGGGAGCTTTAATTAGAGCTTAGAAATGCTCAGGGAGGCTTGTCGTCTGGATCCTCGTAGGCGAAGACCTTTGCCACGAACCATAGTCCCGCAATGATAGCGATGGGGACTATGAGGAATATGGCGGCTGCGACAGCGGCGTAGATCACTGCACCTGCCGCAGCCAACGCTAAGATCACGAGAAAGATCTTAACGTTTTTTGCGAACTGGCGCATTAGGCCTTCTTGGCGAAGCTAAACAGTGGCTTCTTGGCCGGCTCGGGTGCTGGCGCATCTTCTTCTTCTTCTTGCTGCTGCTCGGTCTCATCGACTTCTTCAGTCGAAGGCTCCGAAGGGATCGGAGTGTCGGCAGCTTCGGTAGGGTCCGTGCGTTCATCCCCGGAGGAGATGTTGGCTTCGGACTCTTCGGTCGGCTGTTCAGCCTCCTGAGCTGCAGCCTTGGCGGCGAACAGGCTCTTTGGCTTCTCACCGGACGACTGACCAGCAAAAGCTTTCGTCGTGGTGCCAGCGACCTCTTTGTCGGCTGCAGGAGCCTCTTCAGTGGTCGAGGGCTCTGCGACAGGCTTCGTAGCTGGCAAAGAAGACTTCGCCACAGCCTTGGGGGCTGCTTTCACGGGCTCTGGCGTATCCGCGGTAGAGCCCACGTTGGAGGTCTCCGACGGTTTGTCCAAAGGGGCAGCCACCTGGGCCTCGCCGGACAGACGGGCTTCGGTGTGCTTGACCCGCGGGAGAACATCAAACGACGCCGTGAAACCTTCGGAGCCACGGGTGGCCTTCAGGTCGATGTCGACATTGGTGTTCAGATCAACTTCCATCCGGTTCGTGATGAACTCGGAGATGGCACGTTTGATCTCGGTTTCGTTGAGAGTGATCTGCATAGGATCTTGCTCCTTGATTTGGGGTTGAGTGATTCGAGCGAGGTAATCTGGATATGTTTCTATCAAAACATCAACACGGGGATTAGCCTTATCTATGGATCCAAACTGGTAAATCACTTGAGGCAAGTGATCGTAATTGTCGTCTGGTATAATACCAAACTCAACCAGAGCATCTGAAAAGAATTTATCTACGATCGAACAGACATTGGCGACATCGCATTTCTGACGGGTCTTAGGATAAAGGATATAGGTGAAGTGAATCTGACCGTGCAATTCTGGTAGGGCACATACACGTTTCTGGACCGCAGATTTGAATGCTATCTTTGCATTGTTCAGCTGCGTGAAGTGGGTGTTGCGATAGTGGTTCAAGTTCAGGGCAAAGAATTTTTTCTTAGTGATCTGGACTCGAGTGGGTAGAGATAGCAACATGAAAAAGGCTCCCGCTTATCACAGGAGCCTTCTTAGGTTTTTACTTCTTACCGAACAAGGACTCTTTTGGCTTAGGCGCACCGCCGCCGGCACCACCTGGAGCACCGGCTTTGCCAGCCTTGCCCTTGGACTTGTTCTTCTTCTTGCCTTCGTTCTTCTCCAACCACTTTGGAGCGAAGATGGCTTCGTCGATGCCTTCGATGCATTCGGAGGTCGTGCGCATCGTGTCGGCATGGAAGAACTTGTCGACCGTGTTCTCGTCACGGGTTTCACCTGTTGGCTCGTAAGCCTTGGTGGACTCGTTCTGCTTGGTCTTGTCGACGGTCTGCTCGAGGATCGCAGCGCCGACTTCCTTGCCCAGCAGGGACGTGATGACCTGAACCTTCTTGGGGACTTCTTTGCCTGCATCGAAGTCGTAGATCAGAACGGATTTCTCTTCCATGTCCTGATCGGTCAGGCCGAGGCCGGTGGCCATCATGCAGAGGGAGTCGATGGTCTGCCAGCCGGGAAGCAGGTGCTTCTTGGTTGCATCCTTCTTGTCAGGATAGGTGTTCTCACCCTGGCGGTTCAGGACATAGACGGTCTCGCGGACTGTCATGCCGCTGTCCAGCTTCAGGATGAAAGCAACACCCTGGGACTTGGACGCCGAAGCGTTAACCACATAGGCCATCTCGACGGTCGCCTTGTAGATGTTGGAGGGCACTGTGCCTCCGCCGCCCAGGACGTCCTTCTCTTTTTCGAAGCCTTCGGTGGAGTGTGAAGCAAAAGCATTGTTGCTCATGGTAAGCTCTTTCTGTGTTGGGGAAGTGGTTGCCGGATCAGGCGTAGTAGCCCTTCAGGTGATCCAGCAGGAGGTTGGCATCGTTGTCCATAAAGGCTTGGTTCGTGTTGAACAAACCCATAGGGGAACGAATACGCTCACCGATTGTATCGGCTGTCAGCTGTGTCTGGAAGACGTGCTTGTAGCCTAGCAACCGGTCATGATCGGAGATCCGGCACAAGGCAGGGTCTTGATCTTCGAGGTGCTTGATCTCCACTTTTTTGGTGGCGACCACGGTAGAGAAATATGACTCAATGCCGTTGTTCTTCAGAGCCCCTTTGATGGGCACCGCGGTTTTCATCCGCATAGCCTTCTCGTCATGGTCTTCCCGGGTGTGAGCCAAGAAGATCACCGACTTGTCGCTGGGTGCAACGTAGACCTGCATCAGGTTCTTGAAGAACTGAGCATAGTCGCCCCAGGCCTTCATGGTATTTTCAGAATCGATCACGTAGGTCGACTCATACATATCCATGAGGAAGGTTAGCGTATCGACCACGATGACGTCGTAGTCGGGGTTCTGGTTGGCGTGAGCGAACGCCTCATAGACCTGCAGAGGATCTGTGATCTTGTAGGAATCGAACTTGTTGGCAAAGGGCAAGCGTTTGCCCGATTCGCAGTTCAGATACATGACCCGTTCTCCGTTCGGGATGTGCTGAAGACTTGCTGATTTGCCGGTTGCCGATTCACCTGAGATCAAGACCAACTGGTCGTTAATGTCATCTGACATAGGTTTCCTTTCAGGGTGATTATGAGGCCAAATGTTGCCCGAAAAACAGCATCCACTTGGCCCCAGGTTGGACTAGAGATTTAGCATTTATGCCTAGCGAATGCTAGTCATAACGCTTCGCAACACTCTGGAAAATGGTGCTACGGAGCTCCTGTTCGGTCAGACCGTTCGAGAGCTTTTGGTTGAAGGCGATCACGTTCTGCTCGACTTCATGGAGCGTCATCCCGCTGTCCACCAGAGCATAGGCGAACTTGATCATCTGGTTGTTCCGGTTGCCCGAGGCGATGCGCCCTGCAAACCAGCGTTCCAGATTGTCCAAGCTTTCCAGCTGCCCCATGGATTCACGGTGCTGCTCGTTCTTCGTTGTCTTTGGGACAAACCGAAGAGGATCGAGGAGCAAGCCCTCGTTCGAGTGGTAGGTGCCGCCGGCATAGGTTTCCCATTTCTTAGAGCGCTGATTGGCACCTTCGTCGCTGGTGAAGGGGAGCCATTCCATGAACGAATTCATGAACTCCTTGTAGTCGTCATAATCCAGTTCCAGCACATAGCTGATCGGGATCATCAGACGGAAACGGTGATCGCCATCGGTATGGCTCTTGGTCGTATAGGTCATGAAAGTATAATCCTTCATGAGCTCGTGGACCTGTTCCATATCTACGCCGCCGTCGACGTCGATAGCGATCATGTTGAATCCAGGGATGACCTTCTCCTCCAACCGGTGACCATCCTGGAAACCGTGGTTGGTCCAATTCATGCCTGGCGCTTGGGTCAGCTCGTGCAGGGATGCGAATGGAGCCCGCTCGGTCACATAGTTATATGCGAAATGGTCCGAGTAGGTGATGAGGATCTCGTCGAGATTGGTCTCCTCAAGAGTGGAGCCACGGAAGAACTCAATACCATCGACGAATGTCTTCTGGATGATGATGTTCTGTTTGTAGCCCCAGGCCGTAGCCAAGGTCATGATCTCTGTCCGTGCTGTCTGGCTCGCTTTGTAGAAAGGCAATGCCTCGAACAGGTCAGCATGGGTCAGATCTTCTTTGGTGGCCGCGATATATTTAGCCAATTTGACGTAGGTTTTCTCGCGGGTCATCAGGCGCTGAAAGCTTTCGCCTGACTCTTCCACCAATTTCATAGCCGCGTGCAGGTGATCCATTTCGATCTCCGACGACTCGTCTACGAATGCCAGTGCGCCGGCAAGCTTCAGAGCTTTGAAATACCGGTGGGACATTTCTGCCTTCCGGATCTCTTCGTGCTCTGGGTAGGTGGCAGCGTGCCGTTCACATTCAATTTTGTAGGTCAGCAGCTCGATGCCAACCACGTCGTCAACGGTCATTTCCCATCCGAACTTGGCCGGATCGGCCAACAACGAAAAGTGAGTGGACCATTTTGTCGTAGTCGTCTTGTTGGTTCCAGAAACCAAGCGCGCGTAGATTTCAGCAGGTGTTGCATCGTCTGTGTTGCGCTGCTCCTGGCCCCAACCAAACAGGCACCGGCGGGCGTAGCCCGTATCGAGGAACGAGTAGAAGTTATCCTCGACGATACCACCATCCAAGAGCTTGGACGGGGTGCCGAACAGCAGAGCGTTCGTCGGTGTCTTACCGTCGATCTCCCGGCCGCGCACGTTCTCGGTGGTGTTCTTGGTCAGCTTGTTGTTGACCATCCCCTGATCGTAGAGCTCAAGGAACACGTTCAGGACTTCGGTGTTGCCGACCAGATTGGAACCAATCTCGTCGATCTGCAGGTTGATTGCACCGACGTCTGCCATGAGCAGCTTGTGGCGCAGTTGCTTCACCGCGGGAGCAGTGCCGGAGTCGAACGTGAAAGTGAAGTTACCAGCCTGGATGAATTCCTTATCTAGGGAATCCTTCTCAGCCTGCTCCTCCTTACCGGAGATCGCCGCCCGCTCGAGTGCCATCTTCCAGAGGTGACCATCAGAGATCACGTTGAAGGTGTCCTCCATGAACCGGCGTTTGAAGCCGCTCATGAATTGGTTCTCGATGATATGGACGCTGTGGCCCTTACCATAGCCGGAGGTGCCCAGCGCAAGCGCATAGACGTTGACCGGGATCTCGCCCCGGTCTTCGGTCAGGATGGAGGCACGCATGGTGCCTGCCATCTTCGCAAGGAAGTATGCCACTTCGACACGGAAGAAACCCCGATCGGTGTTCTGGGTCTTGTTGCAGAGCACGTCTACGAGTTCTTCAATCGCCGGATGGTGGGATACAGTTGTCAGATCAATCATGGAAATACTCGTCTTTCTGTGTGCAGATCTCGTAGACAGGGCAGTAGCCACAGCGCTTGGGTTCAGACGGGACAACAATGATCTTGCCCTTGCCTTTACCCTTGGTCGCCATGTGGGTCATTGCTTCCTGCATAGAATCGCAGTTTTTGGTGGACCGTCCGCCCAAGTCAGCCTTGGCCGGATCAGCATAGTATTTGTATTGCGGGGGAGACATCCACAGCTCGTCAGGCGTGCAGCGGATGACTTGCTCCTCGGGGAGGTCGACGTTGGCGCGGATCTCATCCAGTTTGGCTTTGATCCAGGATTCAGTCTCCTTCAAGCTTTGCAGCTGGTAGGACACCTCGGTCACCCGATGCTTGGGGTAGTTCGGGTTCTGCTTGGTCATCATCCGCTGCCAATCTGTGAAGATATGGTTGATGTTGCCAATTTCAGAAGTGACCTTTTCAGGGGAGATCCAACGATAGGCGCTGAGCTGCTTCGTGTGGCTCTCTTCGTTGGTTCCATTCATGTAGGAATAGGTCGACGAGGTCTTGGTATCGTTCAGTTGTCCGTTGATGATCTCATCGAACTTGCCCGAGATTACGACCCCGTCGAAAACGCGATAGTAGCGTTGCTCCAGGTAAACAGGAATTTCACCAGGCTCGACCTTCTCCGGGTTGATCCGGATCTTGTCGATCATCTTCTGGCTCATACCCAGCTTGCGCATTGCCGTGGCATAGTGCTGGCGCCAGGTCTTCTCGATGTCAGCGTGGATAGCCTGTCCGAAACGAGCCGCGATACGGTCTGTGACGTCAGGCAGCCCTGTGCCCTCTGGGAGCCGCTGCTGGAGCACGAAGATACGAGTTGGGACCAGCAAGGTGGTGACCGAGATCACCTCTCCCTGTGGCGCTGCTTCCGATGGACCATCATAGTCATCGTGAGCGAGCCATACAGCCATGGATAGGCTGAAGCCTGAGTTGTTGGTGATGCCCTGTTTCATGGTTTTCCCCTTAGCTGGCTTTGCGGCCGTTGAACTCTTCCGAGGACATCAGCCCCATGTAGGAGAAGTTGTGAACGTGGTAATCGAGCACGTCGTCGATGGGCACACCCATCTCGTCCCAGGCGCGCTGTAGGATCGCTTTGCGTGCGCGGTCCATCAGCTCATAGGTCACGAGCTTGGTGCCGGTGGTGACAATGGCATTGAAGGGTTTGGACTTCTGCCGGCGGACTTCGCTGTCGTCTTCCTTGCGGGTGTAAACCAGCGTCGAAGAGAACAGGAAGTGGTGTTGTTTCTGAACTGCCATGGTTGGCCTTTCTCTATGCAGCGATGCAGTATTTCTCGAAATGCTCAGTCGCTAGGGTTTCAATTTCTGTCTGATCGGCACCATTCGGTATCGTCATTTCGGTGGACCAGTCAGGGTAGAAGATCGAGAGCTCCCCACCCAGTTTGACATCATCGTTGGCGATGTCAGGGTGTTCTTGCCATTGGACAGCCTTCACTAGATGTTCGTTCATCCAGGTGATGACCTCCATGTCATCCGGGATCAGGAAATACTGGGCGTCATGGATATGAGCGCATGGCCTGATTTGCAGCCGGTAGATGCTTTTCCGAACCTTCTTCATGAATTCGGATGCAGCTCGGGAGTTGAGCAAGCACCAGGATTGACCCAGTGCATTGCCCGCGGTGCGTCCTTCAGCAGCCGCCTCGAAGGGGGTGACTCGGTTGCCCAAGATCACCTGCTTAAGCAAAGGTGTGCGGACCCGCAAGCCAAAGGCTCCGGTGACATATCCGTCTTTCCCTGCTTGGTTGATTTTACCTGCCACCCACTCGTCAGATACGACGTAGAGCTCGTGGTAGCGGGCTTCGATCTCTTTGGCCAACTCCTCCGAAAATCCGCAGTTTGCCATCAGGGTGATATAGGTTCCCTGATAGGTCAGCGCGAAGGTTGGTGCCTTACTCATTTGGCGCAAGGAGCTGTAGAGCTTGTCGATAGAATTGACGCTCTGGACACAGGTGCCAATGATGTCAGGCATCTTGTCCCCAAAGTAGGCATGTGCCCGAAGGCAGTGACCATCAAAGCCGTCGGTATAGACCTTGAGCTTCATAGGATCACGGGTTGTAACAGCAGAGATCCGATCCTCTAGGGATGCAAAATCGAGCCCGCAAAACAAAAAGCCCTTGGGTGCTTTGACACACCGTTTGATCATCTTAGCGATCCGCTTCTTAGCCTTAGTGGCTCCTGAAGCAGGAATGTTCTGTAGGTTTGGATCGTTGCTGCTGAGCCGGCCGGACACCGTGCCCCCCAGGTTGAAGAAACCATAGAGGTAGTAGTGACCATCCGGCGCCATAGGCATCCGGAGGAAGGCCGGGATGAAGGTGTTCAAGATGATGGCCACCGATTTGTATTCGATGAGCGCCTTCAAGAACGCAACCTCGTCAGGGTTGTTGGTGTGGTTGATCAACTTCTCCAGGGTCTCCGCGCCGGTGGCAGGGAGCTTGCTCTTGGTGAGATCCAAGACTGGAAGTGCCATGTATTGCTTGCCGTAGAGGAGCTCCTGAAGCTGGGGAGCACTGGCCGGATTGAAGCAGATCTTGGTTGGATCTACGTCAGCCAGGGTGATGACCTTTTTCTTATACTCCTTGTTCTTTTTGATGACGTGATTGACACGCATCTCATGAACGAAGGAGCCAAGGGTCTGGGTGTTCAGCATGGCTGCCACAGCGGCATCCTGCTCGCCCTGGAGCTCGTTCTGCACCTTGATGACCTCACCCCTGTCGAAGGGGATACCGGTCAGCTGCATCTGGACGATGTCCACCACAGCGTCTTTGAAGAGGCCTTGGTAGATCTCCTCCTGCTGGTCCTCGATCATCGTGTCCCAGTGCTTCTCTTTTACGAACCAAGTAGCAAGGGCGTCGATGAGGTTGTATTCCAGCAGATCCTGAATCTTGATCTTCCGGATATCCTTAATGTCTTCCTCGGCATAGTTGCCGGTGAATTCTTGGGATTGAGGTTTCAGTCCGAGCTTGTTTCCAGCACATGAATTCGTGGCCAAATAGGTGATGAGCTTGGTGTCATCCCAATTGGATAGCATGACGTCCAGACCATCCAGGAGACCCTCAGTATCGAGAAGGTCTTCCATAAACAGCTGATACACCAAAACATAAACATCAAATGTAATGTTATGCCACGTCATATTTTCCTTGTATTTGCGAAAGAAATCTAACAGAAGTGCTCGCACTTCTACGTTAAAGAATCTTTCGTGCTCGACATTTGGTTCAAGAGGCCCGTAGGCTTCCCGAATGTCGACAGGGAATGCTACTCCCTCATGCTTATTCCATGCGAATGAGATTGTAGCGATCCCACACTCATAGTGCTTCAATCCGAATCCTTCGATGTCTGCAGTCAATGGAACTTTCATGTCCAATAGACGTTGCAGCACTGCTGCAATATCTTCTGTATTCATCGGGTATTCGGCATGACGGACAATCCCGGTGCCGGGATCGACGTAGCTGGCATTCACGTGATCGACCAAAGCTGTCATGCACTGGGTGATCTTGGCCTTGGTCTTATCTGGGTCATAGAAGATCTGACCGTAATTGGGCACGTAGATGACTTGGAAGTCGCCCACGATGCTTGGCAGAACATAGCCTAGGGCTTTGTCCACCGATCCGCTTTTGGTCAGGGTTTTGAAATACTCAGCGTCAGCTACAATCAGGTATTTGACTTTGAGGTGAATGAGAGCGGGCAACAGATCTTCCAGGTATTCTTTCTGGGTCGCTACTGGAGTCCGCTTTCCTGCTTTATGTAGATCAAACGCTACTACCTTTTCCATCATGTGAGGGAGGAATGGCTTCACGTAATTCTCGAGCATCGAATCATAGTTTAGAGTTGGAGCCAAAATAGCAATGTCGTAGGTCAGCTGTTCTGGCTCCGTAAACGTGATGTAATGCATCCTAGTAGACCAACTTGCTGGCCATATAGTATTCAGCGATCTCGACTGCTTTGTCGTATTGCCGTTTCAGCATAGGGAACTTCTCCAAAATGAAACCTTCCGGATGTTTGCGCTCGAGTGATCGCAATACCGGAACGTCACGAATAAATACCTCCGGAAGAGTATCCCGGACTTCTTGGTTCGTGCTGCATTTTGGTAGGACAACGGACAGCGATTGGGAAAGCTTTTTCGTATCCCGCTCGGCTTTTTCGATGTCTGCAATGAGGAACCGAACGTCCTCTATAAGCTCGGGGTGGATGTTGGGCAAGGTCATGCCGACGAGGAAGTCTGCATGGTGAGTCGTGTAGCGTTTCCCCATGAAGTAAAATCCAAACTCCCCGTTGCCGAGGCGATGGTTCTTCTTCACGAGATCGTTTGCGATGCCCTGAAAACGCTTGTGTTCTGGACCCATCAAGGAGTGAATCAATGGGTCCAGGAGAGCTAGGTATGGGTTAGACATGATGGCCTCCTAGATTAAGAAAAGCGGATCAATGTCCCCGTATAGGTAGATGCGATTGCGGGGGCGAGATACGCTGACGAACAGCATCCGAGCGACTTGCATGAAGTCCTTACAGGTGCTGATGTTGGGCAGATCGACGATGACATTATCGAATGTGGAGCCCTGGGCTTTCCAGACCGTCGAAGCATCCTTTTGACGTAGGTCCGGGAATTGGTTCTGTAGATAGTAGAAGGCCTGCCAGTTACGGTCTGCCTTCAGACGGTTCATCATTTTCTTCTTCTCGTCGGACTTGACGGGGATCAGAAATGTCTGTTCGAAAAACAGCTGTGAGCCCTCTTTGACGATGGTGATACTGTAGCACTTGAGGCTTTCCTCGTCAGTGATTTCGACCATCTGAGGCGAGGTATTTACCTTGGTGACACGGTATTGCTCCTCGACTTTGAGGCCTGATTTCCCTACCGCAATGTTCGTGCTGTTGATCAGCAGCTCACCGACGGTGAAGGTCTCAGGGTAGCCCCGCAGGTCACGGACATACTCGTTGTAGAGCCCGACCCGATGGTTCGTATAGCAGAGGATCCGGCTGTCGACGTTCTCGTCCAGGTAGGCTGTGTCGAGGACGTGCTGGAGCCCATCATCGTCGATGAAGTCGATAACCCCTGGCACCTCTGCAATGGGCTGGAAGACGCCTGAGATCACTGTCTGGCGCATCTGGTCACAGAGAGCGACCAAGGCCGGCTGACCAGCGTTACGGACGGGCTGAGTGAGCTCGAAATAGTTGCTGGTGATGTCGGAATAGACAGGGCTGACGTCCTCGGTGATGGGAGCCATCTGATACCGGTCACCGACGTAGATGATCTTGCAGGTGTCATCCATCGCTTCGTTGATGAATTCCTTCAGCTGGGTGTCTACCATCGAGGCTTCCTCTACGAAGAGGAGCACGCCGGAATGGGTTTTGAAATCTGTGCGCTTCTCGACAAAGGTCTTGCCGGTGCTGAAATTCACTTTGATCTTCAATCCCAGGAAGCTGTGGATTGTAGATGCAGGATACCCCGTTGCCTGTTCCAGGACTTCGGCCGCCTTGTTGGTGGTGGCAGTCAGTTGCACTGAGTTCAGCTTAGGTTTGATCCCTAGGAGCTGCATGCTCAATTCGTATTCCTTCATGACATTGTCCATGACGTGCTTCATCATGAATGTCTTACCGGTGCCCGGGCCGCCTGATAGACGGAATTCTGGGTCGGGGGAGAGGAGGAATTGGAAGATGGCTTGTTCGCCTGCTTCTTGGCCTAGGTTTAGGGGCATACTATCACCGATTCTATTTACGTTTGCGGCGACTTTCATGATCCTCCCGACAGGTAGAATCACAATAGCGGCCTTTGGTTATTGGTTCTTCGCAAGACAGGCAAACACCAGAAAAAGGAATTTCTGTTCTCTGGCGTTGGGTCTCTAGGGTTCTTCGCAACACGAGCTCCTGCAGCTCTTGTGCTGTGTCGATGTCATCCATGATGGTTCTGCTCTCTCATTTGTGGATAGATCCCATTGCTGTAAGGGATGACCTCAGATGAAAAAACCCCCCAGCAGATGCTGAGGGGCTTATTTGGAGGATCGAGCCGACTGGTCCCGATTCTTAGAAGGTATTAGCTTCCTCACGAGTGAGCTGATAGCCCCCAAATGGGTTAGGCGATCAGGAGAGTTTCCGGATCAGTGCCGCCGGCGACGAGTTCTTTGAACCAATTTGGCTGACGGCCTTTGCCGGTCCAGGTCTGGGTCGTGTCGCTGGGGTTTTGGTATTTCGGTTCAGCAGCAACGCGGGTTGTGACGCCATTGGCAGCTGTGCCTTTGGGCTTGCGGCCGCGGTTGCCTGGGAATGCAGCTTTGACGACTTCGTCTTGGGTCAGGTCATTGATGGTGACCAGATCTTTGATCGACTGGATCGCATCGGTTTTGGCTGTGGCTTGCGCCTCTGCAATCGTTGCATCCAGATTGTTGCGTTCTCGGATCATAGCTTGCAGCTTATCGTTGGGTGATTGTTCCATGGTTCTTCTTTCTTTTACAATTGAGTCTGGCGTTATGCCGTGGACATTCCAATTAGCTCAGCTTGAATACATTAAATCAATGACATTGCAAATGGAATAAAGGGGCGAAGCGCCGAACGGTTCCTTCGCACCTGCGAAGGAACACCGGCAAGCGAGCCTATGTTGGATTACATAGACCCTGCGAGAACAGCGAACAATTCGCGGTCACGGGAAGTAGCTTCCGTGGTCACGGCAAAGCTGAGCACCTTGTAGGTGTAGGCTTTGGTTTTGCGGCTGTTGATGGTGAAGGTTTTCTTTTCGACTTCATACAGCGGCTTGCCGTTGAATTCGTAATCGTCGATCTGGCGATCCCACAGTTCGCCCATCTTCCAGCCACGGCTGACCAGATTGCTGATGTCGGAGCTGTCTTCAGTGCGAACCATGATGACTGCGTCGATGTCACCAAAGTTGGCCAGAGGTTCGGCCATTGCCAGCGGATCGTTGACCGCACGGGCTTCAGACCAGTCATCGCCGGAACCGTCAGTTTGCTCGATACGCACAATGGTGTCCCAGAATAGGGATGTGCCGGAGCCAATCGTGTCGACCAACACAGCGTTCGCCGAGGTCAGGTCATCCAGCGCATCAAGATCGCTGTCAGGTGGAAACAGGATCACAGCATATTCGCCGTTACCATAGTTCGACAGTGGACGCAGGTTGCAGCCTTCTTTGGCGCGCGCATCCATTGCGTCGATCTGGGTGTAACCAGCTGTGGCATTGCCGGAGCAGACCGCCAGGGTGATTTCGTCGGAGCCGTTCAGATTGACGACTTCTACTACATGGCCGCGCTGGGCCAGTTTGGTTGCCGCGGTGCGAGCTGCTGCGTCATAGCCGCCACCCTCCTTGCCAGTGGCGATAGTCAGGTCATCCGCGTATGCGGAACCGGCAAACGCCATGAGGGCGATTGCTGCAAAAGATGAAAGTGTGAGGCGCATAGCCATATTCCTTAAATTGAAGTTCTTTGTTGATGGAGGATCTCACCACCCGAAGAAAATCTCCGGGTGGTGAAGTATTACATCCCTGAAAACAGGCGAGCGTATCTGAGCAGGTCCGTGGCCTGATCGTATAGCTGACCCTTGGTTCCGCTGTTATTCACAACGAAATCATATTCCATATCATCGGTGTTAGCGTCCGAATGGTTGGATGTAATATTTAGTGCGCGATCAGATTTGATCTGAACGCGGATAAAATCCACGTACACAACATCCTTATATGCATCTATTACCTTTTGGATAAGCTTTGGTTCACGAATGTGAAGAAACAAAACGGAAGGTCGTGGTATTTGGACACAAGATGCAATCTTTTGATGACATAGATTGGAGCGAATACCAGAGTGCTCTTCAAGAAGGTCACCTATGTTGGACATAAGATCCCGATCTTTTTGGGTCTTAAGAGTAATATCCACGCCAAAATACTCAATATTGTCTCGGACAATGTCGATCGAGCTGTAGGATTTGACAAAGATATTTTTATCCACTTGGGTGATTTGCTGATTTGCAAAATCAATGAACGTGTCCTTGCCGGCGCCGGGTTGACCGTTGACGATGATGACCGTGACCTTACCCATGCCAGACATCCTTCACATATTCGCCTTGGATCAGAGCACGGTTCTGTATCCAGCCCGTCAGGTTGCGGTGTAGGCCAGGGTTTTCCCATCGCTCAGCTTGCCCAGTCATAGGGCAGATAACCCGTGTGTCTGGCTTGGCCTGATGCTCGAACGGGCTGGCATGGACAGCATCGCCGTTGGCCAGCATGTCATAGCGCTCAAGCTCTGCCCCGTAGGACGCATCACCATCGCCGAACGGCTTGTAGGAGATACGTGCGCAGCGCGCCGAGGAGATCTTGTTGAGCCAAGCAGAACCAGCATCAAAGTCATTGGGGAAACGACGCAACGCCTCCAGATGATCATCTTTGTTGATGTATGGCTGATGCCACTCGTTGTCTTCGAGATAGTCGCAGTCGCCGTGGTTATCGACGGCTTCTTTTACCATCTGAGCCAGATCACGGAAGTGAGGCTCGGCAGCCGCATGATCCCGAAGGTTCATGAAGTTGGCCAGCTTGGTGGTTGTGATCAGGGTGTCGATCCAAGCGAAGGGTTCCAGCAAGCGGTTTGGGTTCTGCTTGTGGTATTCGGCGTCCATGAACGCTTCTGCATGGGCAGCCGCAGCGCGCGATGCGCTACGCCAAGCGTCTTCACGGGTTACGTCGTGAATACCACCTGTCTCAGTTGGAATAGACACCAGAGTGCTGTTGTCGGCGCCGGCCTGCATACCCTTCTGGTTGGCTCCCCAGTGCCAAGGCACGTATGGATTGGTTCGCACCTCGTTCAGCATGGTCCGCACAGGCACAGCACGGGAGCTGCGAGCGTTCCGGCTGAAATCCTTGTGGGTCATGACTTCGCCATGGATGGGCCGGGGGTAGTGCCAGTGCATTGAATAGATCGGAATGTTTGTGGCACCGATCGAGCCGAGAATAATCTTGGCGAACATATCGTCTTTAGATGACATGGTTTATCCTTCCAGGATTGGGGACTGCGGACGGTCTTCAGCATTCTGGTATTTGCCAGTATACTGCATGTCGTCTGAAGTCTGGTGAAAGATCACCTGAGCAATACCGATGCCAGCCGGAATATGCAGAGGCCGCCAGCCGTGATAGACCAGCTCTAGGGTGAGGAAACCTACCCAGCCTGGCTCGATCACTGTGTTGAACACGCTGAGCTTACGCCGCGCCCAGGTGGACTTGTCATGGACAATCCCAACTAAGTCGATCGGCATGCGGAACTTCTCGATGGAGCTTGCCAGCGAGAAGCGTTTGCCAGGATAGAGCCAGACCTCCTGCTTGATCCGAATGTCATAGCCAGCTTCCGACATGCCATAGGATAGGCCGTGGAACTTGCGCTTTTCGGTCAGCATTGGTGCTACTGGTTCAATCTCTAGCAAAGACTTTCCGTTGATGATCATGGATGGATCAGCTTCAGATACTGCTCCAGCGTGATGTCGTTATGGCTCGCGTCGGAACCATTATACCAGAAGTCGGCGAACTGCCGGCAGGTATTGTTGATGACATGCTGGTTAGCTTCACGGCAGGCGGCCGTGAAATGGTGCATGAAGATAGTTGGCATGACGTTCATACCAAAGTCTTCAGTCAGGTCACCTTCCTTGGTGGTCTGATAGATCAGCGTGCCTTCATAGTTGATACCTAGGCTGTGCTGATCCAGGTTTTCGGAGACCGAATCATGGTCATCCTCGGGGACTGGAACGAGCAGTTGCCCGATCCAGCCAAAGGTAAATACATTTTCACTCATATCGTTTCTTGTCCTCAGTCATGTGGATGAGCTTGCCATATGGGACTTCTGCCCGGGCATTGTCGAGACAGATCCACACAAGAGGGCAAGCAGGGGGTTGCGGTGGGATGGACACGTAGAGGTCCGTGAAGATGATCATGGCGTTGGGCTTGTGCAGCGCAGCATGCTTGTAAACTTCATGCAGGTCTGTGCCGCCTCGGCCGGTTACCACGATCTTCTCAAAGGTGTCATCCTGTTCGAACTCGTAGACGTCTTGGATCTGGGTGTCGAATGTCACCAAGGTAAGACGCTGTGGACGGAGCTCGCTGTGGATGAATGCCACCTCGGAGTTGAACCGGAGGATGTCCCGATCAGTTACAGAGCCAGAAATATCCAGATAGTAGATCAGGTGTTCCAGACCGGTCAGGGCTGATTCGCCCGGAAGGATTGGATCAGTATAGCGACGGTTTGGCCGTGCATAGGACCGCTCCATTTCAACCATGTCGTTGAAGAAATTGAACAGGATGTCTTCCCAGGGGAGCTGCGGGTTCAGGAAGTTTTCCAGAACCAGCGTGATCTCCCCAGGCATCAGGCCTGCTTCCTTCGACATTTTTGCCGCGGTGGTTGCACCGACGACTTTGGAGATCATGTTGGAGACCTGCTGAGAGGTCATGGCAGAGCCCTTGTCCTCGTCACCAGAGCCTTTGGATCCAATGTAGATGATGTCTCCGTCGAGACCGCCCTCACCCCCGTTACAGGGCTTAGGCGGGCTCCCAGCAGCCTTCTGCTGCTTCTCGAGGTCATCATAGATATTCTCGGTCGACCATCCGCTGTATTTGGAATCCATGACGTATGGAAATCCTCCCATGTAATAGCCGTGCTCCTTGAGAAGCAGGTTGATCACATGGTCTGCAGCGATGTTGTAGGTTTCCCCATCCAGGTGCATGCCCCGGACAGGGTGCAGGAAGGCGACATGCCACAGCTCGTGAGCCAAGACTGTCACCCGGGTCTGTTCGTCGAGCGACATAAAGAAATCAGGATTCCAGATCAGGGTTTCCCCGTTGGTCTGGGCAGTCTGGATTTCTGGATCCCATTTGAAGCTCATGCGGCACAGCAGGGCACCAAGGAAGGCGGAGCCCTTCTGGAAGAAGAGCTGCCCCTTGGATTTGTCCAGCAGTTTGTCGGCTAAAACGTAATCGGTCATCGGGGCAGTTCCTTATTTCAGGGAGTTGAGGATGCTCAGCAGGAATTGCGAGAACCCTTTGTGATCAGACCGCATCCGTGGGGATTTGGCATTCACGCCGCGCGCGAAGATGATCTGGAAGTCAGGCGCAAAGCGCTTCAGGTATTTCAGGATGTTATCCATATCACCGTCGGCGTGCTTTTCCATCAGCATCGAGATCGTAGCGAACTTGGTCGATGGCTCTTTTGGAACCTCGACAGCATCCGGATCGGTGCAGATCTTGGAGAAGCTTGGCAGCCGGTCGAATTCTTCAGCAAATGCAATGAACTCGACGCCTTGGCCCTTGCCGATGGTTCCAGCAACGCGGGGCAGAATGGCGTTAGAGACATCACGGCCGATGACCAGGGAGCTCAACATTTCCAGTGTCCGTGGGCACGAGAAGGTTTTGTCCGTGTGGTCAGGGTTGAAGTCCATCAGAGCGTTCGGCTTGAATTCGATGAAGCCGGTGATGCGATAGTCGATGCCAGCATCAATCGCCCAGTCCATCCAGTCACGGTGCGAGACTTCCAGCTCATAGTGAACCAGACGGGACTGCAGCGCAGTGGACATCTTGACGACGACGGCTTTGTCAGACGCCTTGTTACCGGCGGCTACCATCGCGCAGGCAGGGTGCAGGTTGTAGGAGCCGACCATCTTGTCGAGGATCAGCTTGTAGGCTGCAGCCTGGGTCTGCTTGCCGGCAGAGGACAGTTCGTCCAGCAGCAGCAACCAGCCGTCATAGCCTTCGGGGATCTCTTCGCCTTCCAGCGGGAACATGTCGAACGGGGTGAATGTGGCCTTGTCGCCATTGCGCATCGGGAAGCCCTGAAGGTCTTCTGGCATACATTGGCTGAGGCGAAGATCGATCATCTTCAGTTTGCCCATCTTGGCGACTTGGGCAACGATCGAGGATTTACCCATGCCTGGCGAAGAGGTCACATAGGGCACGAGGCCTGCAGAGATGGTGACCATGATTTCTTCGGCGAGCTGGGTTGGGGAGACAGTGATTTCCATTGGGTGTTCCTTAGAGAATTGAATTGAAGAATTAGACAGCAAAAAAGGAGACGAGGATTATCCCCGCCTCCCCTTCTGTAATGCACCAGTGGTCAGTGGCCGAAAGCTGCTTTGAGCTTTGCCAGCGCCACGTCGGTGTCGTTTTCGATCAGAGCAGTCATGGCTTCGTCTGCCAGTTTCCACTCTGGACCGCTGTAATCGGGAGCGGTTGGTCCGGAGCGAGCTTTGACGCCGAGGGCAGTCATTGCTTCGTCCAGCGAGGTCTGCAGGAATTGCTGAATTTCAGTAATCCCTTGAGCAGATGCCTCGTAGTTAGAGGAACCAAGCTGACCGACGAGGCGAATTGCATTAGCTGCATTCGGGACTCGTTTCTCAGCAAGCCGGGCAAATGCTTCGGCTTTGGTTTCTTTTGGTTCAGGCATAGATATGTCCTTTCCTAGGTGATTAACCACACTTGCTGTGGCCGCAATCGAGACAGGTCGGACACCCATTCTCGAATTTGAGATTAGAACTGTGGCACTTCTGGCAAAGCTCAGGAGCACCAACACGCTCGATGGTTGGGTCATTCTCGCCGGCTGCCGCGGGAACGACATCAGCTGGGGAATCAATATAACCGATTTCCAGCATGAAGCGCTCAATGGCGCCGCCAATAGCTGCGATGATCGAGGGGACATACTTCCCGCCCATCCATGCGCCGCCTTTTGGATCAAAGACAGACTTCAACTCTTCAACCAAGAATGTGGAATCTGGTGAGGAACGGAAGACCGCCGAAATGGTGCGTGTCAGAGCAACCGCCCATACGAAGTGATCGACGCTCTTCGAATTGATGAAGATCTCGAATGGCTTCTTCACGCCGTCTGTTTCCAGATAGTTCAGCGTGACATAGGTGGCTGGATCGTCGTGCGCCATTTTGATTTTGTAGGTGTGACCCTGCAAATCTTCGACACGAGGTGCAATACCCCCAGAGAAGCCTTCAGGGGCGACCAAGGGTTCTGGCTTTGGTTCCTCGTTGATCATCAACACCGAACCGGTCACATCGTTTGGCCGGTAGGTGGTGCAGCCTTTGCAGCCCTGGTCCCATGCCGACATGTAGACAGCCTTGAAGTCTTCAAAGCTGATGTCTTTGGGCAGGTTGATGGTCTTGGAGATCGAGCTGTCGACCCATTTCTGAGCTGCAGCCTGCATACGGATATGGGCTTCCGGCGGCAGGGTCTGAGCCGATACGAACTCGGGCGGCAGGTTGTTCACGTCAGGAACGTCCATGCCGTTGTCATCACAGAACTGACGATAAGCATTGAGGGCATAGTCGGTGACAGCCTCGAAGCGGTGGCTACCATCCTTGTTCAGGATCTTGCGGGTGTATTCGTAAGCGAACACAGGCTCGATCCCGGAGGACACGTTGCCGGCATACATCGAGATGGTGCCGGTGGGTGCGATGGAGGTCAGCAGAGCGTTGCGGATACCATATGTACGGATAGCATCCTCGAGATCTGAATCCTCACGGCAGATGTCCATGACAGCAGAGTGCTCATGGAGATAGGCGTCTGCTTCGAAGAGTGGAAATGCACCCTTCTCTTTGGCCAGCTCGACTGATGCCCAGTAGGCAGCCCGGGCAATGGTATACATCACTGAATCAACGATTTGTGCTGCATCCTCTGAGCCGTAAACCTTACCTAGCATAATCAGCATGTCGCCGATACCGGTGACACCCAGTCCCAGACGACGCTTGGCTTTGGCTTCGGCGCGCTGTGCATCCAGAGGGAAGAGACTGACGTCAACGACGTTGTCCATCATCCGGATGGCTGTGGCCACGTCACGCTCGAGATTGAGGTAGTCAATGACAGAAGCGCCGGTGAAGGGATGCTTCACATACTTGGCCATGTTCATGGAGCCAAGAAGGCAGGCACCGTAGGGTGGCAGAGGCTGTTCACCGCAAGGGTTGGTGGCAGCGATCAGCTCGCAATAGTTCAAGTTGTTCTTGCGGTTGATGCGGTCAATGAAGATGACGCCTGGCTCGGCGAAATCGTATGTCGACGCCATGATGTCGTTCCACATCTTCAAGGCACTGACGGTCTTGTAGACAGTGCGGACGCCGTGCTTGTCGGTGAAGTGCAGATCCCACGATTGGTTCGTTTTCACAGCATGCATGAATGCATCTGAGATTAGAACCGACATGTTGAACATGCGCAGCTTGGAGGCTTCTTGCTTGGCAACGATGAAGTCTTCAACGTCCGGATGACTATCCGACATTGTAGCCATCATGGCACCGCGGCGGGAGCCGGCAGACATGACAGTGCGGCACATCGCGTCCCAGCAATCCATGAATGTAAGCGGGCCGGATGCGTCTGCAGCTACGCCTTCGACCAGAGCGTTCTTCGGCCGGATGGTACTAAAGTCGTAGCCGATGCCACCGCCTTGTTGCATGGTCAGCGCAGCTTCCTTGAGCATATCAAAGATACCGCTCATGCTGTCTGGGATGGTTCCCATCACGAAGCAGTTGAACAGGGTGACTTGGCGGCCAGTGCCGGCGCCGGCGGTGATACGGCCAGCAGGTAGGAATTTGAAATCTGACAGGACATTGTAGAACGTGTTGGCGTGTTCGAGAACAGCGCCGACGTTGGTCTTGTCGTTGGATCCAGAATCTTCTGCGACGGCTAGGGCTCCAGAGATACGGTCCCAGCTGTCTTCCACGGTATCGTCGATGGGTGTCCCATCAGCTTCTTTGAAGCGATATTTCTGGTCCCAGATTTGCTTAGCAATCGGGACGGTAAAAGTTGACATAACACTTTCCTTGGGGGGTTGGGTGGTTGCTAGAACCATATGATGTAGAATCCACGGTTCTAGCAGATGAACGTGACCTGTCTAGATCAGTTCGACGATCCACTGGCCAGCAAATGTGACCAGCAGAATGGTGATGATAAGGATAGCCATAGGCCATGTGAACTTCATCAGATCTACTCCTTGAGAGCTGCAAGCAGCTTGGTTGCGGGTGAGATGTCGAGGATCCATTTGCGCTTGGATCGCTCCTGCCAGATCTTAAAGGCATCATCGTGGTGCTGCATAGCCTGGGCTTTGCTCCACTCGTTGACCTTCATCAGTTGGCTCAGGGCGACTTGCTCTTTGCCGATGGTGGCAGCGAAGCCTGGATGGTGGGCCAGGTGGCAGTCAGGGCACAGGCACATGATGTCCTCGAGGGTTTGTGTGCCCATGTCGTAGGACCAGGTCTCATGGGCCTCTACGGGGTGCTGTGGGCCTACTCCGCCGCAGAGCTGGCAGACGTAGCCGTTCTCCTGATAGCAGTAGCGCCGGATGATACCCCAATCAGCCTGAGTAAACCGGCTTCTCAAATTTTTGCCGAACGAGGTTTCGGGGACAAGTTCGACAGTAATCTTCTGTGGCATGGAGTTCCTCCTCGGGAATTGGTGGGGTGAAATTGGATTTGTACCAGGTGTCTCCCGGCTCAGGATATGAATCATCTGGGGTGTGGACTTCAGAATTGAAGCCACCAGGAATAGGAACAATGAGACCATATTTGACAGCGGTGCCTATCAGAACTGAGGACTCTACGTCCCAGTGCTCATACCACTCTTTCATGATTTCTGCAGCGAAGCCTTGGTAATCAGGTATTGGCATATTGATGTCCTCAAAAAGAAAAAGGCAGCAACCCTATTAGGGGTCACTGCCTTTAGATCGGTGCTACTAGGGATAGCTGCTTAGCCGGGGAGCAAAGCGTGAATCACCGATCGGAATAGAGCATCCTTCTTCTGTTGGAATTCGGGAAGCTCTTCGAATGGAACCATGCAGGGATGCTGCTTAAGTTCCGGATCCTTGGTTTCACCATAGGACCAACCATCGTTGATCTTTTGGGTGAGCCAAGAATTATGTGATGCGGCGTCGCCGGCATCGGGGTGATCCATATGGAATTGGACACCCAAGAGAGCAGAGTCGATCTGCCACTGTGGGGCGTTCGTCCAGCTGGGCTGGCTGAAATCGCCGTTCATCATGCACCAGACACGGTTGACCTCGTGACAGACCTTGGCGATGCGGGTCATGTCATGCTCGGGAGCGGACAGGTCTTCGGTGTAGTTGGTGAGCATCGACTTGAGGGCATAGCCCTCCAGCTGCCAGATCTTCTTGCGCGCATTCTCGTAGGAGATGTCGCGGCCGATCTGGGGATCGAAGTTGCGAGGGTCAGCACATGCGGATTCCGCGGTGACCGTGTAACCGTTCTGCAGGACGAGCGTGCAGATGGTTAGCGTTGTGTCTTCAGGGACGTGGTAGAGCACCCGGGCAATTTGGTCGTCCAACATGCCTGGGGTAACTCGTGGAAATGTAAGACCTTTGTCTTGCAGTTCCTGTTCAAGGGCTTCTTCACTTTTCATGGTTCTCTCCTCTATGAAAGCGAGAACCAAGCTGACAACTTACCAGAAGCCGGTCAAGGCCAGAAAGATGATCATGCCCAACGTGGCGGCACAGATCGACTGGAAATTGGGGATATACAGTTCGTCAGAAACGGGGCGATTCTTGGGATCAGCCCGGAGAACATGCACGTTTGGCTTAGAGGGAGCCGTGCCGGATTTGGAAAGGGGTGCGTGGACAAAGTCTGCTTCGGCATGGGCCATAATAAAATTCCTCTAAAGGGTTGCGGTAAAGGTCGGCAATCAATCTGCCGACCTTGCTACACTAACGTCTGAACTAAGCAATATGGTTTCACTGATCTTACGAAAAGTCAAACTAGAGCAAGCGGATTGTGTCCTAAAGAACAGGTATCCTGGGCAGATCATACCGCAGGTATAGGCTCTCATGGATGTCATCGAAGTGGATCACAACCTGTGGATTTGCCATTGCAGCAGTCAGGAATGTCTGCCGTGGGATCTCCTGAGCATGGGGTGCTTCAGTCGGGCTCGGCTGCGTCTGAGCAAAGTATGCCTGGATGGCGATGGGCATGACGGTGTTGCGTTCGATACCGATGTTCATGGCTCAATCCCCATCCAGTTCTTTGCGCAGATGATCGAGCTCTGCGGTGGTCTCTTTGATGGCTTTGCGATAGGCAATGCAATCCTTTTGGCGTTCTTCAGCCAGCTCGGATGCAGTGGAAGCCCAGGCCGAAACACGCTGGAATACGCGCCAACGATCATAGGTAGTTTCAGCATTTAGAAACTCACGCTCAAAGTTATTGAGCGTGGCTTGCATAGATGAATCGGCCATCAGAGTTCTCCTGCTAGGACACGCCGATCGTAATCAGCTTGGGTCCGATCTTCCTTTAGAAGATCGTATTGTTTGATGCCCCATACAATTGCACGGAGGCACCATGTGTAATGATATCCGTATTCCTTGAGGGAGTAGTCGAAGTCTTCGAAATGCCGTCCATCATTGGTTATGTAATCCTGGATGAACTCGTAAGCTTCGTGTTCATTGGAGAATCCAATGGTATAGACATCGTTTTCCAATTCAGCTTGCAGAGCAGGAGCTTCCTTGAGGGTGGTCTCCCAATCCTCGGATGCATGGATCGTAGCTTCTCTGAATTTACGATTGGAGAATTGCATCCGTGGGGACTGGGTGGATTCGGCGACGACTTTCTCAGCCCAGTATTGCTGGTTGATCTTGCCTTGCATGTTGGAATCACGCATGAATTCAAACATGTCGTTGGTCCGCTGGAAGACATAGTCTCCCATATCACCGGTGATTGAAATAAACCCAGGCCATGTGTTCAAGTTGAAATACATGTTGTTGGTGCCAGGCTTAGCAAAGCGCAAATGGCGGTGGATACCTTGATCCAATTGGACCGTCATCTTATGGTTCCGAGTATCACGTATAAATGTAGCATGGTCTAGGGTAGTCATGACAGCTCCTAAAGGATTTGGGTTGTGGTGATGTTCTTCTCTCGAGGACGCATCCAATCTTTAGCTGGGATGCCTTCGAGCCAATCCTGGACAGTAGGAATGAATCCAGAAAAGTCTTCTTTGACATGCTGCTCACCGATGACGCGAACAGGAACTTTTTTACCATCCGAGTTGGTGATATAGATTCCGAATTCCTTCTCGCATTCGAAGATGCCAAGGGTGTGGTGCCGCAGAGCCCGGTGACGGAATGTGGGCTCATGGGCTTTTGTGCAATCGAACCAATTATGGATATCGATGTAATCCTCTGCAACACCCCCGAAGGAGGCTGCAGAGGACATGGCGTGTTGCAGAGGATGGGACATCAGACTTCGAACTCGGCCATGATGGAATTGGAGATGGTTTCGTTCTGGTAGCCATTGATGAGGATTTCATCTTTGGTGATGTCCCAGGTGATGTCACCGCCGCCGCCATCGTTGTTATACCAATCGAAGTGGACATGCTCCTTCATGACAGCCTGCAGGAAGGCGTCAATCTGATCGTCGCCGGACAGTTCGTCAACGTCACCGCTGTCGCCATAGCCGGAAAAGCCGATGGTGAAGACCGTGGTAGCATCATCTTTGAGCAGGCGGTCTTGCTGGACCTTGAGCAGCAGTTCGGCGCGCACCTCGGTCAGCGCTTCGGACAGGCCGGCTGGACTATACTCATCCTCAACCTCTTCAGGCTCTTCTGTTGGTTCAGGCAGTGGCTCAGGGCCGGCGATGAACATGTAGTGTGTCACGTCGTCCAGGCCGTAGGACATGTCGGACAGGTCGAGCATGTCGCCGGACCAGTCGCTTGGCTGTTTGGCATCGCCCTCGCGGAATTCCATGTTAGGGAAACGATCACCACCATTGGGCAGGGAGTCGTCTTTGACCCAGAGGTCAACCTTGCCTTTGGGGGCTTCGCCGAACAAGGGGATCCAGATCATATTGCGAACGTCAGTCATAATGCATTCCATTTTGGTCTAAGTGTGGGTCGCAGCACCTCTGTGGGTGCCAATGAGGCAGGGACGCAGGAGAAGATGACGTCTTCGTCGCCATGCTCTGCTGCGTATTCGATAGCGATGGGCAGCCGCACGCGGCATGCCTCTTCACTGGGGTGGGATTCTAGGACAGCTATCATCACCCAGAAGCCGATATCAGTCACAGATCCTGAGCGGATACAGTGGCGAAATCAGTCTCTCCGAGCTTGACGTATTGGGTGAAACCAACACCGATCAGAACCAGGATACCGCCCTCGATCCGATGCGTATGCACGTTCTCGGTATGGGGAGCGGGATCCATTGGTTCCAGATAGTTGTCGACCACGACGCGGTATAGCCGCATCAGAGGTCTTGGCGAACCATGCGATGACCTTCAAAGGTCTTCTTCACAGAGCGAGCACGCGTGTCCACCGCGGTGACGGTATACAGGTTGCCTGACTTGGACATCAGCAGGTCGTTCTGCTCGACGGTCTCACCATGAGCCAAGGCGTAATGGCAAGTGTGGTGGGCGCCTACGACTTTGGCAGCAAAGGTCTTGATCTCGACCTTGACGCAATAGCGTGTTTCGAACGTCATGACGTTGCCAAGGTCGTTTTCAAGAACGAGGAGACCTTTGGCGGTCTCGCCGATCTTGTTGTATTGCACCGTGGAGTTATAGCCAGGGTAAACAATGTTGTAGAGTTCTTTAGGTGTCATGATTTGATCCAGTGTTCGGGCTAGAGGATGACCGTCCCAGGCAACGAATTCGTATTCGGGACGGTGTTGGGTGGAATAAGCTGCCATCGGATATTTGAAATCGTCTGAGTTCAGCTCGGAGAGGTAGCTGGCAATAGCCAATCCTGCGGGCGTATAGCCCAGAACAGTCATCTTGGTTTTGCCACGGTTAAGGCGAACCTGGTCGCCTACTTTAAATTTGAGCATGGAATTACTCTCCCGTGTAATCGAAGATGGAATAGCCAGGTTGCTGCTTAAGGAATGCAGCGGCTGCCATCTTGATGCGTTCATTGTCGGTTGAACCAAGCAAACGAACATCCTTGGGAATGATGTTCATAGGCTGGGGATGAACATAGACTTCCATCTTCACGTCATCGACGTAATAGAAGCGCTCCATCAGCTGACGCCTTTGAGAGCCAACGTATCGGCTTCAGCTTGGTCGAATGCTTCGAACCGCTTGTCCCGGGCTTGCTCGCCAGATTCCATATCGCCGTAGTTGAAGATAGAATCCATACAGGCAGTGACGCCTTCGAATGGTGGGACAGTGTCCAAGCGAATGCGCAGACCGAAGCGGTAATTACCGTCCTCGTCATCGCCGTCGACAGTCTCGACTAGGCATTGGCCAAGGGTCGTAGTGAATAGTTTAGCAAACATGGTTGCCTCCAAGGAATTGAATAACCCTCCCACCATGAGGTGAGAGGGCTATAGGGTTGACCGGTGTCGTCGAGGATTAGGCGTTGAGCTGGTATTTCTCGGCATACCAGTCATTGATCATCTCGCTGACATGTCCCTGCTCGTTATTTGGTAGATCCAGCAGGATATACTCAGGCTCATGGAAGAACTCCAAGACCTCGTTCAAGGACAGCGACATGATGTTGCCAGCATCGGTCACCACATGGATTGTGGCGCCAAAGGCATTGGCTGAGATGTCAAACACAGTGGCATTGCCAACGCGGCGACCGTCACGGGTCTGCAGCTGGGTCATCTCGATGATGGTTCCCGTATACCGGCCGGCAGCCCATTCAGGCAGTTCGTCTTCAGGCGGAGCAACATCGTTGCTGGTGTTGGTGGTGGACTCGCCGGTGTCAGGTTTGACCTTCGGTGTCACATCATTGGATCCAAAGATTGCCCGGCGCGCCGAGCACATTGGACATGGGCAGTCGTCCTTGCCGTCAATGTTTGTCCGGACATCGTCTTCGTCTTCGCCAAAGACTTCGTCCATGAATTTCTTGAAGGATTCTTCGTCCCGGTCAGGACCACGTTCAACAAATGCGCCGCCGTCCATCTGGTCCATGTCGATACCATCGGTGATCGACTTGCGCATCGCTTCGTTGCCCATGGCTTCGCGCAGGCCGTCAGGAAAGTGAGCAGGGATGGTGCCGTTCAGCACGTAAGCCTGCATCTCTGTTTGCGTCATCGGAATGATCGCTGGGGTGTTTTTTGGCATGGTTCTCTCTTTCTATGAAGGTTTACTTAACCCGAAAAACGAATCGAGGATTGAAAACCGGCCCACGCTAGTGAGCCGGTTTTGATGTTATCAGCTGAGAGCGTAGTTAGCTTCCAGAACCTGAGAGCTCAGGTCTTTCATCTTGTTGATGGTGACCTGTTGACCAGCGATCTGCGTCGCAATGGAAGTCATCATCTCGGATGCTGCGATCTCTGACAAGATCTGATTGTATTGCATCCGCATGTCGTTTGCATAGTTGGGCAAGCAGCGAAAGCAGTCGTGGACCGAGAGCACCTGGAAGGGCTTGTTTGGCAGTGTCTTGATCATCTGGACGATACGCACAGGATCAACGTGACCCATGTTGTCATGGTCCAGGTTGTCCAGGATGCGTGTGGATAGAAATCCAGTCTTCTCATAGTGAGCCCACAGCTTCATGACGAGCTTGTCACATGCACGGCGGGTAGATTTCGAGTTGGAGTTTAGCCCATTGATGATGCGAACGATCGCTTCACGGCTGAAGCCACAGCGGCGCAGCATCTCACGAACCACCATGCCATCGACAGAGTGAATAGAGTTGGCCTGGAGGCTGCGTCCCTCTTTGGTTCCACGGTTGACCTTGTGCTGGACAACGTAGGGACGGTTAAGGAACTGGATCGCTTGCTCCTCCATATCCATCACGTCGATGTGGACATGATAGTTGTCGGGCAGCACCCAGTCGTGGCTGAGTGCGAAGGGCTTCCAGAGCTCCTTGATCTGCTTGTTGGCCTCCCATGCGCCCGGAGCCTTGAGCTCCATGGTGCTGTGGAAGGTGTCTAGCAGCTTGCCCTCACCGAAGATCTGCTTGGGCTTTGCAGTGGAGCCAAAGAACGCAGTCATGATTGCGTCCTTACAGTCACCGCGGGAGATCTTGGAGGACTCGTTGAGCTCCTTGACCATGGCCTGATAGATCAGGCTGTAGGCGTCAGCACGGTGGCCGATGTCCACGATGCCACAGAGCTTAGCGGACTCCTCACAGCCTACCAGCACGCTGAACAGCTGCAGGCCTGAGCTGCATGCGTCCAGGGACACTGGGTAGCCACTGGCTTCACCCGCTTCGGCAGCCTTGAAGGCTTTCATCCCTGCGTAGACCAGGGCTGGCTCCTCGGCCGTCTTGAGGACTTTGTCGTTGCCGGTCAGGATGCTTGTGAGCATGCCTTCGTTTTGGTTGAACCAGTCGATGCGCTGGTCCCAGTCACGCTTGTCTAGGTCACCATCAAAGTTGTTGGCGACGTCAATCTTGAGGTAGTCGATCGGGGAGAATTTCTGCATTGCCATGGGGAAGTTCCTTTTGAAAGTGTATTAATCGTCTTCGCTTCGGTTGTGTCGAACGTGGTATCGCTCTGAGGTATTCTGCTCTAGATAACTAGCTAGGTTATCATAGGAAGTTTGAAGGATTTGTCTTTCCTTCTCCTGCCTGGATAGGGGATCCAAATCAGGATGGGCATCGTTTAGAATCAATACAGACCCTAGTAGCTCGAGAGCCTGGATCAGATGGTTCCGGTGAAGAGTGCTATCCTTTTTGTTAATGCGATCTAGCAGGAAGCTGCGATAGCAATTGAAGCCGAATATAAAGTGGACTTTGTTGGTGATTGGATCGTTGATTAGCATCTGTCTCCCCTCCTTATTATATTTATTGAACTCGTCAACGATAGCTATTGAGGCTGATTTGCCTGAATAGCGTTGCATGTAGGAGATTTCCTTCATGGCAGTGCGATGACGTTTTTGCTCTTGAGTGAGCTCAGGTCCGTATCTATGTGATATTGCCATTAGAAGTCACGTCCCTTTATGAGTCTGAATTTCCTAGACTTTCTGCTGTCGATGAAGCGTTGAAGCTTGGGTTGGAATTCCTTGATGTAATCAAGATACCTTTCTTCCATAGGTTTAGGCTCATAGAATGAGTTCAAGGATAGTATTGGTTGAAAGTCTTCATCCAATGAATCCAATAAGACACAAGCTGCCATCTTTGAATTCCATTCGTGAAGGAATGAGATAGGCACCTTGTTTTGATTCAGATGTCTCAGCTTGTTTTTTGCCCAATTGGTCCAAGGGCGACTGTAGATTATGCGGATGGATCTACCATCAGCTATGTCCACCAGTTTCATTGGGTATTAGCCTCCATACGGATTTAACATATGTGCCTTCTGGCATCACGTCGTAAAACTCCTTGTCTCCAAGGAATCTTACGAATTCGTGATTACCATATTTGAAGAGAGCACGTTGTTTCTTTCGATGAAAGGTTTGGAGGTATCCATACCGATCTTCTAGGAATTGGACTTTACTGTGATCTTTGAAGTCCTTCACGATTCACACACCTCTTGGTGAGCGAATTCAACCACTGCCTTGTTCCACGCTGTGCCCTGATAGTTCACATGGTAGCCTTGGCAGTAGGTGCGGCCGCGCTTGTCATACCGGTGAGTAAGGTAGAACTCGTCATCGAACACCATGAGGTGATCAATGACATCACGGGATGTCGTATCATATTTCTCGAAGGCCTTGCGGCGCTTCATGAGATCGGCATGCTCCTCGCCAGGCTTACGCTTGTCGAGGTTCTTCCAGCGGTTCTGAACCATCTGTGCGGTGTCCGTGTTGATGGTCAGCTTGACGCAGTTCACACGGTTGATGTGATCCAAGCAGATGTCATCTTCATGGTGGTTGTTCTTCAGGATCAGGGAGCCCTGCACCTTCAGGTAGCCTGACTGCTTGTTGTTGGTGACCTCGGCCGGCGTGACCAGCATCGGTAGCGGATACTGAAATCGGTTGAGATCGTCGTAGACCTCCTGATCAACGTCGTTGCACAGCACGAGGGTTGTCTCGGTGCTGGTGAGATCAGCGAAGTCATGGTCGACAGCGCGCAGCAGTGCGTCTGCGCAGGCCTGGTAAGGGTTCTCGTAGAGCGCCATGCCCGGGTTGTCCGGATCCTCGATCATATCGAAGTGGCGCCACAGGATGCCCACCAGGACGTCTGGTGCAGCACGCTTGTGGAGAACCATCTGGCAGAGGAGATCAACGCCGAAGGCATATGGGATATCTGCCTTCTCGCATTGGTCATAGACCTCTTGATTATCAAACTCGCATCGTAGCCGCTTCATCGTTTGGTTCTTGTCGTATAGTTCTTCGAATTGTAGTTGAGCTGCTTCGTCGGCTTTCATCGTATTTTCCTTTTAGTAAGTATCAATGAAGATGTGGAATTTCTCCTGACCCCAATGTGCTTCCGCAAATCGGAGTAGGAGTATATCTCCGCCTTGGTTGAACCATTTGGCGAAGAGGTTATACATTTCCACTTGGCTCAATGCCACGTTGTCAGCTTCCAGTGGACCCCACCGGTTATTGCCTGAATCATAGATTGGAGCCCCAAAGACGATGTCTTGGGAATCCATGCCAATTAGCTTGACGCCGTGTGGCATTTTATAGTCCAGCTCTTCTGCCCATTTGTGCATTGCTGGTGTCGTTGGGACTAACCATCCAAAATAACATAGAACAGATTGGTTCACTGACATGAGATTATACCTCGACTTTGTAGCCGAGGACTTTCTCAGCAGTGTTGCTCAAGCCTTCAGCTTTCATCTGCTTGGCAAGCTTGTTGCATGCATCGTTCCAGGTATATGCATCCTGGCCACTGAGGATTGTGGATTTCCCTTTGTGGAATTCTTCCCGGATCAATTCACGAGTGACGTCTTGTCCGCGGTAAGCTGATTTAGCCATTGGTTCTATTTTTCCTCAATAGGTGTGTTGCAGATTACGTGGTTGAGATCGAAATCATAACGATCACTGGGCGCATAGCGGCCTGTATCAATCAGGGATATTACCTGGCTGATGGCTTCGCCCATCGTGCTGGACAGGTGATTACCCAGATACGGAGCCAATTGAGCTGGGCTAGGTTCTTTAGTGAAGATTGCCAGCAGAGTGACATAGCTTGAGAATCCGGTGCATTGCCCCTCATACTCAGTGATCGTCAGCGTCCAGACTTTCTGTTCTGGAGTATTTGCTTTTTGTTTATTGCTCATGGGATTTGCTATTCCTTTTATCGAGGGTGATGTAGCGGTCAGCTACGAGAGTTGAGATCAAGGTGATCTCGATCCACAGTGGTGCATTCATCCACACACATAAGCTGTGCAGTGCATAGGCGAATGCCACGGTGAAGCACCATTCCCAGAGCTCGTAGATCTGGATCTTCAGGAAGCGTATTATCTTCTGCATCATGGGATGAATCCTGCTAGGTCTAGGATAGCAAGAATGCCTACTAAGATAGACATTATTACCATCATTACATATTGGAATTGGCTCATCAGAATTTCACTTTCTTCTGTTGCTTGAGCATGTGGAAGAATGATCTTCTCGCAGCTCGGCTGTAGCCGGCTGCTTTCAGATCAGATTCTCGTGCGTTACGATCACTGATGACAGTTCCGATTTCTTGATCGGTGGTTCCATGGAATTTGGACATCTCTTTCATGACTTTGTCAGTATGTCCGGTTTGGGTGACGATAAGTTTTTTGGGTTTGCTCATTGTAGTTTTCTCCATTTACACAGGGCGAAGCCCGCAAAGGCGCAAGGCGCCCCAATAACAAAGTGATTGGATACACCGAAAGAAGAACTCAATTACTATCGCTCGGTCGGCTCTTATGCCCCTAGGGTCATATCCCCTAGGAGCTATAGATTAAACAAAGCTGCTGAAGTTCTGGTTACTCATGTGTTTGTCCCATATCTTCTCAGCTATTGCCTGAAAGGCGAATGCATCATCAATATCAGCAAACATGTAATGTAGATTGCTTCTGCCGGCATGAGCCGGCCTGTCGATGTTGATGTCACTGAGGCAGCCATGGGTTTGTCTACCTTGCTCATCAATTCCGACCCAACACATAGTTGGCTCTTCATGAGCTGGATTGGGCAGTATCACATTGTTGAGTGTTTCCCATGTTTGGACACCTGTGAGCTTCACAGCTCTCATGCGCCCTGCCTGGACTATCGTATACGTGGTGGCTCCGAGGAGCGCTAAGACTAGCAACTCCTCGGAGGTCGTGATTGCGTTTTTGGGTGGGCTCACCTCTTGGTGCATTTGGCTCCGGCTCATACGTTCACCGGCGCACATCGTAGGACGTCAGCACCTCACGGTGTGCGTTGAGGATGCGCTCGCGGTCCACAGCACGCGGATGCGGCTTGTGACGTGCATCCTTGCACCGTTCAGTGCCCGGGATCATGCCCTCTAACTGATACAGCAGGGCCAGCTGCTCCCACGACACGCTCATGAGCTTGTCACGGGCCACCAGTGAGTCGAGATAGGCCTGACGGTCCTCTCTGGCGGCTCTCTCACGCATCACACGCACGGTGTTGATCTGCGCCTCCAGAGCATTGAGCTGCTCTGGGCTGAAGGTCTCGAGATCAGAGATGCTGATCTGGGTGTGACGGTTGACGATCACACGGTTGCGAACGAGTGCGTCATAGGTGGTCTCGGTGGATGAATTGAACAATGGCATAGTCTGGACTCCTAGGGTTGGGTTAAGTGAGGTAGACGAGTGCGCGTTTCGAGATGCTGCGCATGGCTTGAGCATCTGCGACGCCGACAGCTGAATGGTCCATGATGGCCTGAAGAGCCATATGGTAGCGGATCATGAGATCACGATCAGTAGGTGTCGACGAGCCAAGTGGTGATGGCTCGTCAAATTCGGATCCATTGTCTTTGGACATGGTAGATCTCCTCAGTGCTTCATGAATGCGTCGATCGCATAGTTAACAATTACGAGCACCAAGATCGCAGCCATGGCAATGCCATAGATTTCGAACTGGCTAGACTCGAAGAACCCTTCAAGGGTTGGTGCTTGGACAGTTTTCATCGCTCATTCTCCTCGAATGGTTCTAGCTATGGAGATGCCCATAGCAACAAAGATGCTCCCCGCGGCAATGCCCGCGTGGAATGTGTTCATGTAGCCGATCGCAATGATCAGCATGAGGCAACCAAAAACGGTTGCAATGATCTGCAGCAACAGGAGCTTGGTGATCATGGTTTAATACTCCTTCAGAGTTTTCATGGGTTTGATCGTTGTGATCTGGGTATGGACCTCAAGGACGTATGAGCATGTGATGCCCTCGTCGTCGAAGTCCAAGATGAGAACCTCAGCGTTGATTCGCTTGGTTCCACGGTCTTGATAATGGTGCTTCTGGATTACTACAGATGCCATATTTACCTCTAGTTATGCTTTAGACTACCTTTGGTCAAAACATGATGCTTTCACCGAATCTAGTCTTTAGGTATTAAATAACAGACCTACTGCCCCCGATTGGGAGCAATAGGCCTGAAATTTGTAGAACGGCTTAGCCGACAACGCGACCAAGTGAGGACAACTGGTCCAACAGATCGTTGTCGCCAGCGTCTGCCTCATCAGGTGCATCGTTCTTGCGGAACACTTGGATCTGCAGATCCGAGATGATCTCGCCTTCGCCGGGCTCAAGCTCTTCGCCAACAGCCTGCAACATCTGCAGGATCATGTTCTTGGCCTGCACCTTGTGGTGCCAAGCTTTGTTCTTGCCGCGGATCTCCATCGGCGTCTGGGTGTCCAGTGCAATGCCCACAGGCATCGAGATGAACTCATCGGCCATGGTGCCATCTTCTTGCTTGACCTTGAGGGTCGCGCCAATATTCACCCATACCAAGGACTTAACCTTGGTCTCTTCGTTTGTGTTGTTACCAGCAGCTGCGGATTCGTTCTTCTTAAACAGGTTACGTGCCATGATGTAATTTTCCTTTAACATCTGATTTTGGACCAAGTTCTCACTCATCGAGACATCTCGACAAGCGCTGATCCTAAAGGCGCAAGGCGCCTAGCAAGGCCAAGCAAGAGTAACCCAACAGAGCTGGAAGAATACACGCAAGCAGTAGAGTAGTAGACCCACAGCATTGCACACAGTGCCACGGTAGCATCCAGCAAGAGTGTGGATAATGTAGCCTGGTAACCAGAGCTATAGTATCACACCCTAGTAGCTAGGTAGCATCCAACACACAGTGTAATAGTGTAACTTAATAGCGCTACCCCTCGCACGTATGCAAGGGATAGGCTTTAGGTGAGGCTTAGGCAGCTTTTGCCTTGGAAGCAGTTTTTGGTTTTGTAGTGGGGACTCCGCCGTTTTCTAATTGTTGCAGAACTTCATTGAATTTGCTGAGCAATTTAGGGTTTCTCGCAAGACGGTCGTCTTGGTCGATGATGAACTCAGCGTGCCCCTCTGCGAGGTTGCGACGGGACTGGTTCATAGCGATGGAGAGCTTCTCCTCGATGTTATCGGTAGCAGCAGCGTGCGCTACACGCACTTTGGTATGGAGGATGTCCATGCCCATGGAGCCAGAGTCGAGGGTCTGGGTAGCCATGTCGAAGAGGCCAACGATTGCAGCGTGGCCGGACTTGATTGCAGATGCCATAGTAGTAGATCCTTGATGATACTGAGCAAGATCGCTCCAAAGCCGCAAGGCGGCGTAGTGTAAGGAGCTCAAGATAACCCCGGGGGGGTATGCTTAGTAATTGGGGACGGATCATATATACACTGCCTTGAAACATAACTATCATTTTTTGCTTCACGATTCATTTGCAATATCTAATATATATATATATAATTTGTAGACTATCCCTACTGTAGATTTGGGATATCTATATGAGACCTAGCATCTTAGCTATGTCGATCTGCTTCTCAAATTCCTTTATGAAGTCGTCATTAGAG